CCCAGAAGAGCGGAAATCAAACGAGGCGATCCTGCCCGGGACCAGACTGGTGCGGGTATGGAACGACCGGCGCTATGAGGTGATCGTCCTTGCCGATGGCTACGAGTTCGAAGGCCGCACCTTCCGGTCGCTCAGCGCGGTGGCCAGGGAGATCACCGGGACCAGGTGGAACGGCAAGGTCTTTTTCGGGCTGAAGAAGGTTTACGGCAGAAAAGCCGAGGGAGGTTCGGATGCTTGATAACAGCAATGTCGCGCCGGGCAAGAACAAGACTTTGCGCTGTGCCATCTACACCCGCAAGAGCCACGAGGAAGGGCTCGAACAGGAATTCAACTCGTTGGATCCGCAACGAGAATCGGCGGAACACTATATCGAAGCCCAGAGGATGCGTGGCTGGACGGCTCTGCCGGATCGCTACGACGATGGTGGGTTTTCGGGTGGGAACATGGAGCGTCCGGGGCTGCGCCGCCTGCTGGCGGACATCGATGCCGGGAAGATCGATGTGATCGTCGTCTACAAGGTCGACCGGCTGTCCCGCTCGCTGCTGGATTTCATGAAGATGATCGATCTCTTCAATGAAAAGGGCGTCAGCTTCGTCTCGGTCACCCAGCACTTCAGCACCACCGATCCCACTGGCCGGATGTTTCTCGGCATCCTGATCACCTTCGCCCAGTACGAGCGGGAGGTCATCGCCGAGCGTATCCGGAACAAGGTAGCGGCCGCCAAGCGCCGGGGGAAATACTGCGGTGGCGTGCCCATCCTCGGATACGACGTCGACCGGGAGAACAAGAAGCTGCTGGTCAATCCCGATGAAGCCAGGACGGTGCAGTACATCTTCCGCCGCTTCATCCAGATCGGCTCGGCCAAGAAGCTGGGCCAGGAATTGAACGAGCAGGGATACCGCACCAAGGCCTGGACCACCAAGAAAGGCAAGGTGCGCAAGGGCTCCGAATGGAACACCGCCCACATCTATCGACTGCTAAACAACCGGATCTATATCGGCGAGATCGCCCACAAGGACCGCAGCTACCCTGGCGAGCACGAAGGAATCATCGACCGGGCGACCTGGGACAAGGTTCAGGCCATCCTGGAGGACAACAAACCGGTCAAGGTTTCCATGGCCAGAACCAAAATGGTCGCCCCGCTGAAAGGCGTCATCCGCTGCGGCCACTGCGGCTGCGCGATGGGGCCGACCTACGCCCGCAAGAACGGCCGCCATTACACCTATTACATCTGTCAGAAGGACAGCAAGCGGATCGTGAGCCGGTGCCCGCTCAAACGGATTCCCGCCGGGGACATCGAGCAGGCGGTAATCGAGCAGTTGAGCGCCGTGTTCCGCACACCGACGCTGGTGGCCAAGACCTACTTCGCGGCCCGGGACATCGAGCAGGCAGAGCGGGAGCGGTTGTTCAAGCAGAAAGCCCAACTCGAGATGGAGCTGTCGCAGGCGCGGGAGCAGGCACTCGAATTGATGAAACCCGGCAACGATCAGCCGGGCAAGACCGAGATGCTGACGACGGTCAATCGCCAGGCGGTCGAGCTCTCGAAACAACTGCCCCATGTGAGCGAGCGCTGCAGAGCCTACCAGGGGAACAGCATTACGGAACAGGATGTGTCGGAGGCCTTCCAGAATGTCGAGGGTTTCTGGGAAGACCTTTTCCCGGTGGAGCGGAATCGCCTCATCCGCCTCCTGGTGGACAAGGTCGAGATCCGCGAGACCGGAATCGACATGGAGCTGCGTACCAACGGGCTGACAACGATCATCGCCGAGCTGGCTGGTCTGGCCTGCGAAGTCACCGAACGGAGGGCAAGCCGATGAAAATGAAGCCGACCATTACCGTTGCCGACAACGGCAACCTGCAGATCCATATCCCGATGATGATCCGGCGCATGCGCGGCCGCAAGACGGTCATCGCTCCCCAGGCCCTGGATGGAGAAATCACCGGAGCGCAGGAACCGGTGCAGTCCGCCGTCCTTCAGGCGCTGGGAAGGGCCTTTTCCTGGGCCGACATCCTCGAATCCGGCCAGATCAAGTCCATCAGCGAGCTTGCCCGTACCCTCGACGTCGATGGCTCGTATGTGGCCCGCATTCTCAAGCTGACGACCCTGGCCCCCGACATCGTCGAAGCCCTGATCAACGGTGAGGAACCCAACGGGCTTTCGCTGGCCAAACTGACCCAGACCTTCCCCGAGGACTGGGCCGAGCAGCGCCGCCAGTTCGGCTTTGCCACCGACTGACGACCGGACCGGAGACCGCCCCAGAGAGCCGACCATCAGCGTCGGCTTTTGATTCGCGCCATCCATGGCGCTCACCCTGCGGGCGGCCTGCGGCCGTCCAAATCCGCTGTCCTGCGGATTTGTCTTCTTTGGGGGCAGGAAAACGGAGTTGACCACGCTTCTTTTCATGGCCGAGGCGGGTGATTTCGAAAAAAACGTCCGGTTGCGGCATCGAGCGATGACCTAAGACAACCGCCCAAAACGGCAACCAGCCGCAAACCCATATCAATCAAGGATGTAGCTTTCCGGACGAGCTTCGGACTTGGTCCGGAGAAAACAGAGAATCAGGGGCCAAACAGAGAAAGAAAGGCTGGAAGATGGGGAGAATCGATGGTGCGGAGAGGTGCTTTGGAAAGATGTGAAACAGGCGCAAACCCTTTAGAAACAAGGGGAAAAAGAAAACCCGTCACCCCGGAGAATGACCCCAGAGAGACGGGTTTGTCTTTTCTAAATGGTGGAGGGCACGAAGCCTTACCCTAATTCGTTCTCCAAACCAAATCATATCCATAAATCCTGCTTATTCAACACCTTGCCACACATCAAAACCCTTCAGTCTGCCGGACACCGAGAGAAATTTAATTCTCTACATTTTCCCGAAACAGAGAACGGACGTGGGTTCGATTCCCGATTGATACCCGGCGGTGTGTTTTACAACTCATGTCTGATTGCCTTCCCATACATCACCTTCAGATCTTTTGGGCTATGTAAACGCCATAGCTGTAGTGGTCACGGTGCTTTTCATAGAGGGCAATTTCAGCCTTTTCACATTCGATAATTTCCCTTGCCTGATCGCTCCCTCCATTCCGTTCGAGGAAGGCATCGAACCCGTCTTGCATGGGCCGGTAGTAATTATCGATCCAGCAACTCGTGGGCAGATAAAAATAGGCTTCAGGAATGTAGCCATGCCGTTCGAGGCTTCCGATCTTTGCCGAGGCAACATCGATCTCCGGGTACTCGGCATCCCAGTGAGATTGAAGCTCCGACGGTCGTTCAGTGGTCAGCCAAGTGATTTCCGAAACGATGAGTTTGCCTCCCGGTTTCAGGAACCGTATCCAAGCTGACACTCCGGCTTCAAAACCCATGTTATAGATCGCACCTTCCGACCAGATGACATCGAACTCCTCATCGGCAAAAGGCAGCGCATCCATGGAGCAACTCACGGTAGTGATTTTGTCTGTCACACCGTGTTCCTTGGCTCTGGCTTGAAGCTCCTCAAGAAACTCCGGTAGGAAGTCCACGGCGGTAATTTCCGCATCCAGTTCCTTGGCAAGCTGGATGGTCGAAGCACCGGTTCCACAACCGATATCCGCAATCTTCAAAAGGCGTGACTTATCCAGCCCGGCCAGCATCAAAGCCTGTTTTGTCTCAGCCTCGCCTCCGGGGCCTTGTCTGAAATTTGATCTATGCAGATCGATTAAAAGTTTCATTTGTAAATCGTCCATACTTCCACTCCATTATATCCAGACAGATTATTCATCCTTCGGGTGTTCAATTTGTTTCAACAGTCGATCGAAATCACTCTCAAACAGCCGATCCTGAACAATACGGTATTTTTCAAATTCGCTTTCTGCATGGGCCTTGGCAATTTCTGCGGTGACTTTCCCGGCGTCCTGCAGGATTTCCCGGTCGGTGGCTTCGATGAATTTGTTCAGCCGTGTTTCCCAGTCCTGCATAGTCATCGGCATCTTACGCAGAGCCATGTCCTCGGCCACATCCAGATAGGCGTTCACCAACCGGGTCAGTTGCGCCATCTCGTTTTCGGTCAGGTAGTTCTTGGCTACACTGACATCAAAATTCTGGATTTTACCTTTTGGAGCATCCTTCCAGGTGCTCAGCCCCATATTTTGTTTCTGATGGTCTGTCCGATCTACAACGACATCTGCCGCCGTTTGGCCGTGAATGGCCCAATGAAGTTTATTCTGAACCGTGGCAAAGAATCGCTTGGTGGCCTGAGCGGTTACGTCATAATCAATGGACGTGGCGTAAATATCGGTTATCTTCTGGTAAAACTTGCGCTCGGAAAGGCGAATTTCCCGGATGCGCTCCAGCTGCTCTTCAAAGTATTGATTCGTCAGAATCGAGCCGCCGCTTTTTATCCGCTCGTCATCCATCACGTAAGCTTTGATGGTGTACTCCTTTATGATGGTGGTGGCCCATTTGCGGAACTGGACGGCACGCTCTGAGTTGACCTTGTAACCAACGGCGATGATGGCAGAGAGATTATAGTGCTTGGTGTTATAGTTTTTGTCGTCAGCGGCAGTTATCCGGAATTTCCGGATAACTGAATCTTCCTGCAACTCGCTATCGGCAAAGATTTTTTTCAGATGTTCATTCACCGTGCGCACGTTCACGTCGTAAAGCACACCCATCATCTTCTGGGACAGCCAAATGTTTTCATCCGCGTAAACCACCTCAACGCCACCCTTGCCTGTGGCTGCAACAAATGTCAGATACTCAGCCGCAGAGGATCGAACGATGGATGTCTCTTTTTCCCCTGCTTTTTGAAGTTTTTTATCCTTCTTCATTCAACGCCTCCCCAGTTTTGATATCTGTCCCGCGACCAGCGGAGGTATTTCATCAGTTCCCAGTTCACCGAGTCGGAATCAAACTGCTCATTGTCAAAGTCGCCACCGGACCATTCCACGTAACTTTCCTGCTTCTCCTGACTCGGGAACCCTTTCATAGCCACCTTTGTACTCCCATGGCTTGGCCCATCGGAGAAGCAGCAACGATCAGAGACATAAAAAAACAATCCTCAAAATTCAACCAATTACCACACGGTCCCGCCCGGCCTTTTTGCTCTGGTACATCAGCTCATCGGCCCTTTGGAGCAAGCTTTCGACAGTATCCTTATCTTTTACCAGTGTAGCGCCGATTGAGACGGTAACATGGAGTGAGAGATTCTGATGTTGAATGTAGGCATTGCGAACCAGCTGCAACAAACGCTGACTGATTTCCCTCAGCATATCTCCAGAAACATTCCGAAGGATGCCGACAAATTCCTCACCGCCCCAACGCCCAAAGATATCGAACGGGCGGGCGTTGCTGCTTAATGTTTTGGCAACGAATTTGAGAACCTCGTCGCCCACATCATGGCCGTAGGTATCATTGAATGCTTTGAAGTGATCAATATCGATAAAAAGCAGACCGAAAGGTGTCTGATATCGAGACCATTCTTCCATTGAGCTGGCGAGAGCACGCTCCATGTATCGCCTGTTGGCCAACTCCGTGAGAGGATCGAGCATGGCCAGCTGCTCAAGTTCGAGAAGCCTCAGTCTGTTCGCTTCCTGATTGCTGACATCCGTAAAGACCTCAACCCCGCCAATGACAATCCCTGTTTCGTTTGTCAATGGACTGACGTTAACCAAAACCGGAAGCCGATGCCCATCCTTATGATGCAGATAGACTTTAGCTTCGCGCGGAACACGGTCCGACATGGTTGCAGAGAGGGGACACATCTTCCCACATAGATTGTTCCCCTGATCGTCAACATGCCGAAGTATATTATCTGCACATGATTTGCCGACAACCTCCTCGGCCGTATACCCCGTTATTCGTTCGGCGGGTTCGTTCCAGTAGATAATCACCCTGTCAGTATTGGTTAGATAGACTCCTTCAATGACATTATTAACAATTTGTTCATATATTTCCGGTTTAAGCTCCATTGTGTCCTCCGTTAAACGTGTTACCTCTTCACTGCTTCATGTACATGTACATCCCGTTGTAGGAACGGAATTGTCAGGCTGGCTGCTTCATTTTTTCCTTCTTCATTCAATCCCTCCCCAACTCAGATATCTGTCCCGCGACCAGCGGAGGTATTTCATCAGTTCCCAGTTCACCGAGTCGGAATCAAACTGCTCACTGTCAAAGTCGCCACCGGACCATTCCATGTAACTTTCGTGCTCTTCATGGCTCGGGTCCTTCAGGGCATTACAGAATTCAAAGTAGCCGGGTATGCCGCCCACATCTTCAGGTGGGCAGGCCCGTTCGCCTTCAAGGCAGGCCAGCTCCGTTCTCAGTTCCGGATTGAAATAGCGGCTTTCCTCCAGAACAAGTTCATGCTCCCAGCTGTCCCCGAAATCATACAGATAACGAAAGGTGCGCCCTTTCTGTTTGATCAGGTCTCCAAGACGATATCTGCCGCAGACCAGCCCGTCTTCTTTCGATTCCGGATATTCCGTGTATCGTTTATTCCCGATGGTAAATTCGTGCAGATGGCTGTCGGTCCAGCCCATGACAATCTGAATGACATCGTGCAGCCGGTCCAGTGTGATACTGGCTGGCACCACAAAACGACGCCAGATTACCGGTTCGATATCAAGTAGCTGTATTTTCAGCAGATAAAATCGTTCGTTCATTTTTTCACCTCATATTTTGACCAGAAGCTCCGTTTGCGACCATGAGCCTGAATGATCTGTTCTTTAAAAAAATCGTGATGATTAAATTTTTTCCAGTCAGTTACGAATACAGACAGTTTGTCCAGCTTCTTCAGATACCGGACGCCATGGGGATAGGCTTTGGTGTAGCCACGTTCGAGAATGGAGGTAAGTAAACTGCGGTACATCAGACTAGCAGCGAGATGCCGGTTTTCCGATTCCATCGCTTTGGCTAAAGAGAGCAGACTCACATAATGGTTACCATCAAGCTGATCAACACGTTTGAGGAGATAGGCTTCAGTTTCATCAATTTTTCCGATTGCAATTAAAAACTCTGCATCCGATTCCAGAAATGAGCTACCATCCAGAATTAAACCAACTTCATCAGCAATAACTTCATCCCGTTTGTCATTGCCGATCACATCCAGAAGCGTCTGCAATGTGTCCGTGGAGTGATACGATCTGAATTTCTGGTACAAAAGATCCGTCAGTTTTTCAGAATCACCCTGCTTATGGTAGATTTCCTCCAACAGCTTATCCCGCTCGTATGCCTGATAGGTTTCACCTTCCGGGATTTTCTTGAGCCATGAATGAGCTGTTTCAACATCACCACTTTCCAGATAAACACGGGCAATATCGATAAGTGCTGCTGTCGAAAGTTTCCCCCATGAAGCAATGCGAGTCTTTTCAAAAAGCTTGGCATCCTTTATTTGCCGTGCCAATGATTCGATCAGCATCAAATGATGCCGTTTGCCGTATTCATCTTTTTCTTTGTCGGTCCGCTTCTGAAGTACGGCAATCATTGTGCGAATGACTGGTTCGGGCAGGCACTCTCCAGCACAGTCAATCAACGTGTCCCGGATACCGTAGTTATCCTTTTGATTCACCTTCAGGATGATGTCGGCAACTTTCTCTTTCTCACCACAACGGGAGGCATAGTCAACAAACAGTTCTTTGGCATCATAACGGAAGACATCGCCGATATTACCACTGGAGTCATCGCACATCTCAAAAATGGTATTGTCGGCCTTGTAAAACTCAGCAACAAGCTCAACGCCTGTGAGAGGATCACTAACGCCGGATTTTAAATCCTGCAGCAGCATTTCAAGCTCCCGGGAAAATCCGGCAGCACCCCGCCAATCAATAAACCGCCTTGAATGTTTCAGGCTGGAGAGCTTCTTTTTAAACCGCTGCATATTTTTCTTTGGTGTGGCAATCAATTGCTCGATCAGCTCATCTGCCTCATTAGAATGTACAGCTATTTCGAGAAGAGCCTTTGCAAGTGTTTCTGCACCGAGTTCGGTTAGTTTTTGTTTGCGGGAATCAGTCATTTGCCAGTCCTCCCACCTTTGTACAATCCGGGACGGATTGCAGAAGATCTTTCCAACCTTCATAAATCATGACCATTGCCATGGTATCCAATTCGCAATACGTGAGCAGAGCCTTCCGGATCTCCTCACGCTCATATTCCGACATTTCCTCAAACTGCATCCGGGCATAAGCGGTCAGGGCTGCACCACCATCCCGCAGCTCATCATCGTCACTCAAGATGCCCATATCTTTGTCCGAGATATCCTGAAACATCTTCGGCAGCATTTTATATGGGTCGGTGACTTTCCCGTCCTTGATTTTGATCCACTGCCAGTCTTTGAAATTGATACTCGGAATTCCATCAGTTGCGCCGTAGATGGGCTTTGAATATTTATCCTGTAGAAAGGCCGAACTGTTCAGGATTGCCGGGAGTACCTGTTTGATTGAGTTGGAGCCATTGGTGGCCGGGTCGTAATAGTAGCGCTTAACAATTTCCCACATGTCGACCATGTTGCGCTCGCCGGTCCACTGCTCAACAGAGTCCTTCACGGCTTGGGTGATAGACCTGATAAACGCGCACAGCTCCTCCCTGTCTTCAATTTCCCGCTGATCAGCCTGAAGCTGACGGTAAATCATGTTGAGGAACGTGTTTTCATGGTTGGAGTAGCGGAAGATGCTGCCGTTGTCATTTTCAAGTTGAGCCTTCAGGGCTCTCACAAATTCATAATTTGGAAACGCTCCCTGTTCCGTATTCAAATACTCGCCGAAATGCTCCACGGTGCCATCTTCGTGAACGATATGGTGGGAAAACTGGAACGCGATTCCCTCGTAAGGTCTGCGACCTGCATTAAACGGTATCGCCACCATTGTGGTTTCAAAGTCGATGAAATGGAGTGGAAACACCCAGCTGCTCATCTCGCTTTGCAGGTTATCCTGATCCAACCAGATCGAAGTGTCTGCGTTCTGGAACTTTTCAATCTGAAGCCACTGACGTTCGCTGGCAGAGATACCCGGCTTTTTGTCAGGCTTAGGAACCACATCCTCCTCGGTCAGATCGGACATTTTGATGCAGCCAGCTTCAATCAGCTTTGCCTTCTTTCTGAAGTTCCAGACATCAAGTACGGTTGGACTCTCGAAGTCATCATCCTTCCAGCCTAGATTCGCTTTCCAGCATTCTTTCTTTCCGCTCAGCAAGCCAGACTGCTCCTCGCCGTCCTTTGTATAGAACTCGCAGCTTGAACAGTTGGTTGATACTGGTGACGGTATTTTGGTATCGGAAGCATAGTGTTCTGCAAACAAATCAACCCGCTGTGTAAAGCTCAGGGACTGATCGCTGCCACCATCTGTACCGGCATAGATCTGCTCGCATTCGGTATCAACATTCACCCTGCAGAGTATCGGAGGTGTCAGATCCGCGTCGGTCAGGGTTTCTGATACCGATACCGACTTGCGTCCATTGGCGTCCTTCACCAACCGAAACTTCTGGTTAAGTCCATCAGTCGGACAGGTCGCCGATTTATCGGCCATCATGAGGTGGGCGGAGACAGTGTATTGGGGCAGTGCCTGATTGATCACATATTTCTGAAAAGCCACATCGTAGAGGTAGGACTTCCAGCCTGATTTGATCGTCCCGTTTTTATTGGCAAACGGATCTTCCGCTTCGGGATCAAAGGATTTGGCTTTCACCTCATAGAGGCTGAGGCGATTGCCGTTTTTAACCAGAATATCCGCACGGATGAATAGTTTATCGGTCGCTATTGCCGCTTCGTAAATGGTGACCTGATCCAATTCCAGCAGCTTGTTGGTTTCAGCAAGCGCCTCGTCGTAATCCAGTGTTTTGATATCGTGACCACCGGGGAAATAGCATTTAGCCAGGTCGCCCACCTGAAAGCCGCCATCAGCCAGTGCAAGAAGGAAGCTATCATCAAGGTTCTGGTTGGCGTACTCACTTTTCCCGGTATAGAAGAGCTTGGTCGGGCATTCAGTTGCCAGTTTGAATCTTGATTTTGTCAGGTATCTCCTTTTAGCCATCAGTATCTCTCCCTGCTATTCACTTTTAACCACCTTTGTACACCCCGGGCCGGACAGTGAACTGCGACCGCCGGATACAGGTGTGATGTTTATCTGGGTGCTGATTCTCTCCTTCAGTGCCGACACGTGGGAGATGATTCCGATCAGCTTGCCGTCCTGCTGCAGGCCGGACAATGTTTCCAGAGCCGTTTCCAGTGCCTCTTCATCCAAGGTGCCGAAGCCTTCATCCAGAAACAGGGAGTCCACCCGTACTTTCCGGCTGGCCATTTTCGACAGCCCCAGAGCCAGCGTCAGGCTGACGATGAAGCTTTCACCGCCGGACAGGTTCTTGGTCGAGCGGATTTCACCGGCCTGATAGTTATCGACGACGTTCAATTCCAGCGGCTGTTGTTCATCCCGGATCAGCAGATAGCGATCGGTCATTTTTTCCAGCTGCCGGTTGGCGTGGGAAACCATCAGTTCAAAGGTCAGGCCCTGTGCAAAATTCCGGTACTTTTTGCCGTCCGCCGAACCGATTAGGCCATGCAGCTTTTCCCAACGATGGCACTCTTTCTTCTGAGCCTCGATGGCGGACTGCTTTTCCTTTATCCGCTCTTTGGCTGCCGTATTTTCATTCAGCTTGTGCTTGAGCCCGGCAATGGCATCGCGCAGTGTTTTCAGGGACTCTTCAAACTCTTTGAACTGCGGCTGCAATTCCTCAAGCGTCTTGTCTGTGAGCTTTTTGGCGATCTCCGTGGCCAGACGCGTCTCCCGGTCTTTCTGTTTAGCTTTGAGCTCAGTTCCCGCGTCATCGAGCTCCTTGGCCCGGGAAGATAAAGATTCCCGATCTTCCTGTGACAGTCTGGCTTCAAGGAAGGTTTTCTCATCGGCAAAGCCTGCCGGAATCAAAGCGACTGAAAAGTCCGCTTCCGCTTTCTTCAGTTCAGGAGTTCTTTGCTCGATGCGCTTCTTCAGGGAGTCAATATGGGTCTTGGCCGTTGTCAGTTTCTGCTGCAGCTCGGTGTTCAGGTCTCTGGCTTTCTTCTCGGCCTTTTCGGCATCGGCAATGGCTTTGTTCAGTCGGCCTTCTTCATCATCAGGCTTTTTATCGCCATACAATTGCTTCCGCTCTTCTGTTCCATCGGCCAGTTCCTTTTTGAGACGTTCAAGAGTTTCCTGTTTTTCAGCCAGAGCCTTGGCCTGCGTATCAATCACGGCATCCAGACGCTTCACCTCGCTGTCGATAGCGGCAATCTGTTTTTCGATGTCGGTCTTTTGTTTTACCTGCTCCTGCCATGCCTTCAGTCGTGACCTGAGGGATTCGAGCAATGACTCAACCTCTGCCTCCGGTATTTCAGTAATGCCAAGTGGCTGGAGTTTCCCGGAAACGGCCTGCTTGAGTTCATCAAAGCCGGTCCGAAGTTTCGTGAGGGCATCCTTTAATTCAGCGACGGTTTTTTCAGCGGCCTTCTTATCATTGGTCGCTTCGGTTTCCAGCTTCTCGCTGTCATTGAGGTTTTTACGGGCAGCGGTTTCCGCCTGTTCCAGTTTTTTGATGGTGGCTTCCTGTTCGTCTGCCTTGTCGATCAACTTGGTCAGCGATTCTATCTTTTGTTCGATCTCATCGGGAACCGGAACGTTGCCCTCGGCAAAGGGATGATCGTTTGAGCCGCAGAGTGGACAGGGCTTGCCGTCTTCCAGTTTGGCCCGGTGGTCTTCAAGCTCCTCGATTTTCCTGATGAAAGCCATTTCACGAAGAAGGGTTTCCTTCTCAGTACGATATTCCCGGAGCAGCTTGTCACCCAGTATTTCGCTCAGAGCATCCTTGCCTTGCTGCAGATTTTTACCTGCAGACTCCAGCTCCTGTTTCTTGAGCCCACATTGCTTGGTGGCTGCCTCCAGTTTCTTTGCAGCATCAGCCACGGCCGTATCGGCTTTTTTTAGTTCGGCTTCTTTCTGCGTAGTCTCCCGTTGTTTGGCGAGCAGGTTCCCGAGCTGTTCTTCAACACCGGCAAGCCCACTGACCAGCCATTCATCCCGGGCATTTTCTTTGATGTATAGCTCTGCTACCTCCAGCGTTTTTTCTGCGGCAGTCCGTTTTTCCTGTTCCTTCACCCGTGCCTGCTTGTCGGTCTCAATCTTTCCGGTTTCCTTGGTACAGGCATCAGCACCTTCTGATACAGCCTTTGTCTGTTCAGCAATCTTTTGATCCAGTGACCGGATTTTCTGAATCAGCGGGGCTGCCGTTTTCAGCTCCTCTTTGCCTTTTATGGTGAGCTGTTCTGCAGCTTTGAGAGACTCTGATTGTGTGTTTGCAGATGATTCAAGCTCAGGAAGTGCGGCTTCATCCGTTTTCAGGGAGGTCTGGTCGTCGCCTTGTTGTTTACGGAGGGATGTGAGCGATGCGTATGTTCCGTCAAGTGAGGCGGCCTTGATGGCCTGTTCAAGTTTGGTTCGTTCCGGTTTGAATGCCTCGGTATCGGTCTTCAGTTTGGCGGCTTCATCCGTAAGGCTGAGGATCTCCTTTTGCAGGCCCTCAATAATGGTCAGCCATGTTATGGCTTTGCCTGTTTCGGTTGATTTACCAGCAAGCTCAGCCTCCTGCTTCTGCTTGGCCGCAAGGTCGTCTTGAATTTCTTTTTCCTGTTCCGGCTCCAGAATCACGATACCTGACGTTTCGGCGTTCAGGATGTTCAGCTTTTCCCGCTCATCACGCTGGCGTTCATGAACCCGGCGTGAGATTTCTGAATAAATTTCGGTGCCGGTGATCTGCTCGAGTATCTTGGACTTCTGCTCAACGTCAGCCTTGAGGAAGGTATCGAAGCCTCCCTGTGCCAGCAGAATGGAGCGGGTGAAACGGTCGAAGTCCATCCCGGTTTTTTCTTCAATGACCCCACCGACAAGGCTTTTCTTGGTTTCGATAGGCTTGCCCGTAGCATCGTCTGCAATCTGGTGCTCCTGATCCTGCAGATTGCCTTCGGCCTTTTTTCGTGCCCGGCGCTGTTCCCAGTGGCAACGGAACCGGCCAGCCTGGGATTCAAAGAGTACTTCGGCGTAGCATTCACCGGTCTGGCGGGACATTATCTCATTCCCGCTCTTGGTGATTTTTCCGAGGCGGGGCGTGGCTCCATAGAGGGCCAGACAAATAGCGTCAAGAATTGTCGATTTGCCCGCACCGGTCGGACCGGTCAGAGCAAAGATCCCGTTGGATACATATTCGGGATCGGTGAAGTCTATGACCCATTCACCATAAAGGGAGTTGAGGTTCTTAAATCTGAGTTCAAGTATCTTCATAATCAGCCTCTCTATTCCGCGTTGACGTCTTCTTCATGGAGAGACTTGATTATTTCGTTATAAGAGACCGTCAATTCCTCACGGTCTTCATCGGGCACCTCAAAAGCATCCAGACAGCGGGTAAAAACATCTCCGGCATCCAGATCATCGAGGGTTTCATCTTCCGCGACCGTACTGATCACCCGGTCCATGACACGCCGGTTCTTAATCCGCCTGATTTCCATGGCGGAGTCGGCCATGGCCTCATCGAGCATCTCGCGCAGGTTGCCGATGATGTCGCTGCCGGTGTATTCGATCTCAAGCCATGCGGAGCTTTCCTCTTTTTTAAGTCCCTCCAGCTTGGCATGGATATCATCCAGCGATCCGACAATGCGGACCAGCTCCTGAAAACAGGGTACAGGGAGTTCTTGGATATTTGGCGTGGTGCTGTTGAACTCTATGAGCACGACCTTCTTTTCCTGAGTCGCTTCGCCATAGCCCATTGGAATAGGCGAACCACAGTAACGGATGTGTTCCGCGCTGCCGACCGGCTGAGGAACATGCAGATGCCCAAGGGCCAGATAATCAATTGACGGAGGAAAAACCTCCTCACCGACATGTGCCAGAGATCCCACATAGAGTTCCCGGACCCCATCACCGTCAACGGTCTTACCGCCTGCCGTGAAGAGGTGTCCCATGGCAACGATGGGAATACCTTCATGCCCGGCACGTTTGAATTCGGCCCGTTTCTGTTCAGCAATGGCGCAGACATCTGCGTAATGGTTTTTCAATCCTTCAACGAGCTTGGCGTTTTTATCGTCGATGGTTTCTCCCGGTTCAACCGTGCGGATATCCTTGTCCCGCAAATAAGGCACAGCGCAGACAATGGCCTCCGGCTTATCATCTGCGTGAAGAACAAAGACCTCATCCTCCAAGGCTTCGGTCATTGAGCCGACCACATACACATTGAGCGCACGCAGCAGCTCCTTCGGGGCATTCAGAAATGACGGTGAATCATGGTTCCCGGCAATGACCACAACATGACGGCAACAGGATGCAGCCACACGGCAGAGGAAACGATAGTAGAGCTCCTGCGCCCGGTTGCTGGGCGTGCTGGTATCAAACACATCACCGGCAACCAGCAGAGCATCGACCTTTTCATCTTCAATGGTCTGGGTCAGCCAATCCAGAAACGCACTGAACTCCTCATAGCGTTTCCGGCCATAAAGGGAGCGGCCTAAATGCCAGTCTGATGTGTGGAGGATCTTCATTGAGCCTCCTGCAAGGCTGGCGTCAAAGGTCTCTTTTTGAATTCTGCCTGCCAGTCTTTTAACGCGGTAAAGTCAGTTTCAAGCTCATCTGGTTCTGGCAGTGGAACTGGCGCTTCAAGTGGCTGGGAGTGTTCATACCTCGAATACTTGGTCATCAAATCGTCAAAGTATTTGCAGTCGGCTTCTGATATCTTGGCCAGATTGCCGATTTTCCCCATCGTATTTATTGCCCGACGGTATCGCTGAACAACGTCAGCGATCAGCTCGCACTCAATCATACGCTCTAGAAGGATTCTAAAATCACTGCAAAGTGCTTTTGCATAGGGCTCATAAACCTCTTTCCCGTGTTCATTCAGGAGTTTCTTTGCTTTTGAAAGTCGATCATTGATGAGTTGGTTGAGAGCCTTATCCGGTTTCTTTGCAAACAGCGGAGTATCACCCGGCTCCCCAGTCCCCCAAGATTCCTCCCGAATGCAAATAATTTCAGGCTCAATACTGACCTTTTTAGCATAATCCTGAACCATCCCTAAAAGTGAAAGGCGATGAGTGAATATGATTACTTGTCGTTCGGAGGCAATAGCGCAGAGGCGTTGAACGACCGCCTCTTCATAATCCTGATCAAGTGATGAGATAGGGTCATCAAATACAAATGGGGCGGGATAGGTTCTACCTGTAACATCAGCAAGAAACGCCGCAATTGATACGATACGATTCTCACCTTCACTTAGAACTTCATTCAGGTTGTGGGCGGCTCCGTCCAGTTGAAGTGTATGGAGGACCTTGCCTTTTGAAACTTTGGATTTGATGAGCTTTACCTTGAGTCGAGATGCCCCTAAGGCTTTGAGCTCGTCGTTAAACCGCTGAACAAAAGCATCCGTAATAAGCGTCTCTGCCAACTCTCCCTTTTTTGTGGATAAGGCTCTGGAGTTGGTTTTCTTTTTGGCTTCCTGAAGGCGTTCGAGTGACTGCAGGCGGTTTACCTCTTCCTGAATGGCTGTTTTCTGTTCAGCAAGCCACTTCTTTGCCTGAAGGTTTTTTAATTTGGCCTGCAGTTCAACACGATTATCCTTTTCAGCATCTTCCTCATATTTCTTGGCGCTCTCCTCATAGCCTTTTGAAATATTCCGTATTTCTTCAATCCATTCAGGGGATTGGCTGGCGGTCCCCAAGGCATCTTCTGAGTCAAGTGACGGTACTTTGGTTTTCCTGTCTTGAAGAGAGGTGACTGTATCATTCAAAGCCTTGATGATGTCCTGATTCTCAATCCCAGCAGCGTCGATTTTGGTTTTTAATGCCTCGCCACTGGGAATATCAGGCAGAGCATCAATTGCCTGTTTGGCCTCTCTGGCTGCTTCTGTGGCCTGCTTTTGTGTTTCACCTTTTATGTACGATTCAAAAGAGGTGAACCGTTGTTTGGCTTCCTCGGATAAAGGTTGGTGACAAAGTACACAAACAGAATCATCCTGAACATGGGGAAACTCCTGTCCAGTGTATGCCACTTCTTCCGAATATTTTCGTGCGGCACTCCATAGCTCTTTCCAGACATCAGATCCAACGCCTTCGAGTTTTGCACCACTGAAAACATCTTTTGCAGCTGCTTCAGCGGCTGACTTTTTCAGAATCGATTTCTTTTTTGCTGCGATGATCCTTTTGCAATTCTCATCAGACAGTTGGCTGAGATAAGCCTGTACATCCTTAACAAGGCCATCAGCATGGCTTTTTTTAGTCCTGAATTGCTTCGCTTTGTCAGCGGGGGATGTCACAGAAATTCTTTTTTGAAGATCCCCAAGTTCTTTTTCATTTTCCGGCGAGAAAGAACAATGGGAATCAAGATCATCAGTCGTTGTTTTTGCGCTGATTTTTTCAACCCAAGCCGATCCGGTGGTGCCGAGGAGAGCATTAGGAACGCTCGGCATTTTCGATTTTAATGCACCAGCCTCTGCATCAAGTTTTGCCGCTACTTTTTCACAGACATCGATCAGCCTGCTGAAAAAAGACAATACTGGAGGTTCATAGCTGACCTCATCTTCACTCCCCATAAACACCCGGCCAAACGAAGTATCAAAAATGTCAACGGAACAAAGGTCGTCACACACTCCCGAGCCTGCCCATTCATGTTCCGCTGGGGTGCTACTCTTTAGAAAGGAGACTTTTGCCTTCTGCGCTGTATCCTCTGGTGAAAACACATTTTTATGTAGTTGACCACGGATACAATCACGGGCTCCGCAAACATGCTTCAAGAGCCTGACATAGCCGGATTTTCCGGAGCCGTTGTGGCCGTAAACAACGGCAACGTTGCTCTTACCGAAATCGAGTGGTGTCCGAGGAGCCAGCTTGTTTACCCCGGCAACCTCGCTAATGGAACATAAACGAATTTCTTCGGAATCATGCGCATCAAACGCCCCAGCGGGGATGCTACAATCGATATCAGGAAACTCATTATTGGCTTCCTGCTGACACAATACTGCCAAATCAGAAATAACTGCATCATTCAGATCGCCGGATTCAAGCAGACGCTTTGCAGCGACCTGCAGCCACTTTGGCCTTTGTGTTAACCACTCCGTTGTTGTTGAAGAAACCATTTCTATCTGCTCCTCATATCCGTATCAATTTCCATTTTGCAATTTCCCTTCCGGCGTTGTTTCGGCTAGTCGAGAATCCCCGGCAAGCCATTCAATAACTTGTTCTACGAACGGGGATGGATCATGCCGACAAGCATGAAGCGAGCACTCCCAAACTGTTAAGACTCTCCATTCAAGCTCCAGCAGGGCTTTTTTGCTGGCCACATCCCTGTCCCGGTTGCCTTCCAGTTTCTTTTTCCAGAGCTCCTTGCGCGTGGCGGGGATTTTGGAGTTCCTGCATCCTTCATGCAGGTGCCAGAAACAGCCGTGTACAAAGATAACTGCTCTGAATTTCGACAAAACCAGATCCGGTCGTCCCGGGAGGTCTTTCTTGTGGAGACGGTATCTAATACCTCGGGCGTACAGCAGCTTCCTTAAGAGAATTTCCGGTTTGGTATTCCGGCCTTTGATCCTACTCATATTCCAGCTACGTTTTTCCCGGGTGATCCGATCCATCCTATCCTCCTTTACGTATGCAAAGGAGCTCATCGGGAGTCAGGGCGGGTTTGCGTCTGTGAAGCATTGCGTGGCAATTCGGACAAACCGGGAGAAGATCTTTTCCAGGATCGAGAGAATAACTTCCGCCCATCTCAGAAACCGGGACAATATGATGGACGTGAATAAAACCTTCGCCCAGCTCTCCGAATTGAGCACCGAAATCGAAATCGCAAATCCGGCAGGCCGTTCCGTGAATTTCAATACAGGCCGCCCGGTTGATTCGGCTCCTTTCATATTGTTTAACCAACTTGAGCAGCGCTGCACCTTCGCTTTCACCTTCAATTGCAGATTCATCAATTTCTTCAAGCGGGAGAAGCGCAAGAGCAAGACCGAAAAAGCCGGTTGCCCACGGAAAGGTAGCATCAAAATCATACCCTGATGACTTCTCTACAACAACACCAACCTTTTTCATTGAGATTCGAATGGTTCCCCAGTCATTTGGCCAAGAAGATGGCTTAGATGCATCAACTTGCACAGAATCCAGTTCTAAAGAAACTTGGGCTCCTTTTGACTTAAGACTGTCTGAAAATACCGCGAAAGCAGCCTGTTGCGAAGGTGTTGCGGCTTTCATCCCGAGGACGAGTCCGGATGCATAGTTCCCTGGAATAAAAGCTGCTGAGACCGTCCTCCAGCCAAGGTGGAGCTCGACACGAAAGGATATGGTGCGCTCAATCCCACATGGGCCGATAATAATTTTTTGCCCGTTATTCTCCGCAGTTGCGCTTGCTTCCACTTCCAGACCAAATCGCTCTGTCAGAGCACGGGACAGATGTGCCGTATCAATCATAATTATCAGTCTTCCAGATCAGGTTCAGGAAGATCCTCAACCAGCTTTCTTAAGAGGCGTGAAACCTCGAAACGCAATTCCTCAAAATGGTTTTTTGTGGCTTCGTTGATTGTTCCAAGCTCTGCTTCGACCAAAGCCCAAAGCAGGGAGTCCATTCCTTGAACAGTCACATCAGATGCCAGGTTGGGAACATAGACCTTGTGGTAATAGGGATGGCCAGTGTTTACCCTTACTGCATGATGGCCGTCAATAATTGCCGGAGCCCACAGGATTCCGTCATCAATGCTATCTGCCGGTTGCACACAAACCTGCCCGGGAGCCGTGGATTCGCTCACTTTCAATTTCAGGCGGACTGTGCCGGATTTGTTCTTAACTTCCACATCACCGGCAGCAGGATCGACAACAGTGACTTCTGCTTTACGGAGATCCTGTTCTTTGCTTGAAATGGAGCGATTAGAGCCTTCATGGGCGTCTTTGGCCTCATCGCCAACCTTCTTGCGCTGCCCACGTCTGTAACGCTCGTTGGCCGCATTTCTCGGTGCTGGAAGAAACTCGTTCAGAACCCAGTTATACAATTCTTCATTCAACAGAATCCGGGATTTTTTGATATCAACCTGGAATGCTTCATCTGACTCGTGGTTGAACGAGAACTCAACCCTGAGAAGCGACAAGTGAGGCTCTTTTGTAAACATGCCCAGCCAATCGGCAGGATGAATAAGGCGGTTTTCCCGATAGATATAAATGCCCTGCATGTTGTTTGTCAGGCGTGCACGTTTAGCAGATTCCTGAGAGGAGAAGTGTTCCCGTCGTGGGAGGACAAAAGCACGGATAGTGAATTCAACCGGGCTGCCGTCCGGAAGTTCGGCTTCGAGCATTTTTTCTGCAACAAGCTCGGTTTCACCTTCATCCTCGCAAAATGGGTCCCAAGGAGCAACTGGCTGTCCATTCAGAGTCATTACGATATTTCGCGAACGTTCATCGGTATCATTCAGGAAACGTTGATACACCATGGCTGCATGATCTCTGAATCCGGCCACAACCCTGTCCAATGCATTACGGGCATGCTTGCCACCCGGCTCAGAATAGTTCTTCATCATCCGGTCGACTTTGTCCCACATGACGAGTGTGCCGGATGAACTTGGAGCAACCTCGTTAAGCAGATCCTCTTCAAATTCTGTAGGAGCATCAAGAAGGAGCTCCCATTCTGAAGCACTGACCACATGATCGAGATCCCACGTAGCCTTCACCAAACTATTTTCACCTGAACTGCGTGTGATAACCGAGAGCCTTCGGCAAAAGGCGGTGGATGCTGTCTTCAGACCAAGACCGAATTTTCCCAAGCGCTTCGGATCAACACGTCCCTGCGCCCCATATGTCATTCCGTTTAAGAGAGCCTGCTCATCCATCCCGCAGCCATCGTCGGCAACAGAAACAAGAATATCTCCATCGGGGTCCATGTTGATCCTGATATCGATTTTTGTTGCACCGGCGTCGACAGAGTTGTCCACAATATCAGCAAGTGCAGTGTTGAAGTCATATCCGGTATCTCTAAGTCCTTCGATAAGGCGCGCCGGATTTGGAGGCAGAGTTTGTTTTCGCGTCATATTCTTCTCCCGTTCTATATTTTTACAACTTTCCATGAATTACTGAGCTTCAGCGGACCAGAGCCAATTTTTTTAACACCGTCTTTCTGATATTTCACCGAGTAAAAGCCATTTACATCCCTGGACAGAGTGAGTGTATCCCCCGACTTAAGATTGTATGCATTCATATACCTGGTCATGCCGGTCAGACGATATTCGTTCCGGGTACCACCAAAAAACTTGTTGTTATAGTAGATGAAGGAGAATGACCACTGTTCACCCATATGATCATGGAAGGTAATAAGGAACCTTGGATTCTTCTCCTCATTATTCAGCTCTGGAAAAAAGGACAGGATCTCTGGCTTTTTAGGGATGAGAATGCCAGCCTGATGTCCACCAGTTTCACCTGTATCATTGCGACTCAGCATTTTTTCAATAGCATTTGTTCTTGTTATCATTGGACTCTCCATTCTGAAATTCTGCCGTTGTAGTCGGGGTTTGTGCTTGGAATGAGCTCGCAATGTACATTGCCGTCTCGATCATAGCCGATCACGATATTGTCTCCCTCTGTAGCCATGTTCATTACGGGATTCCCCTGAAAATAGAGCCTGTACTCAGATCTTGTGGCGTGCGCTTCTCTGGCATCATACCAAGTGATAGCAGACTGAAATACTTGAGAATCTCCGCGAAGGGAGAACAAGGCTTGGAGTTCCAGCCTTGCCTCACCAAATATGCTTTTGAGCTGTGTTACGCCATTAAATTCATGCTGATTGGATCGGGCGGGATTAGCTTCAACGGCAGATAGAGTCTTTATACATGAACAACGGAATACCACTGGTTGAATTGACATAATTAGCACCTCTTATAGTAAAATCGGTTTCGTATTATTCTGAATATCCTGAAGTGGCAACTTCAGAGGAAATGTGCTCGTCTGGAAACTTGAGTTGATCACTGTTTCACTCCTTTCGGAGTGTTGATTGGTGATAGCTGAAGTGCCCTTGCAATATCTGCGGTTTCCACCTCAGGAGCTTCGGTGCCAACTACAGCTACCTCCGCAAGTTGGCGTTTCCGATCCAAACGGTCGTTGATGACTTCTTCCACAGTATCTGGATAGAAAAGACGGTGGACAGTAACAGGCAGGATTTGGCCTCGCCGAAAAGCACGTGCAGTTGCCTGGTCCTCCACTGCCGGATTCCATTCAAGCGTATAGTGAATCACATGGTTGGCAGCAGTGATGTTCAGCCCTGTTCCCGCAGCCCTTGGGTTCAAAATCAGCACAGCAGAACCGGCAACAGCAGAAAAAGCATCGACCACTTCCTGCCTTTCTACTACAGGTGTTCTTCCATCAATTTGCCAGGATGGAATGGAGAAGCGTATTGGCAACTCACTGGTCAACAGATCAGACATAGAAATGAACGAAGTAAAGATGATAGCCTTTTCTTCGTTTAGAACTATTTCTTCAAGGATTTCGAGCAAACGACAGAATTTCGAGCTCTGCATTGGAGATATGTGTGCACCATTCGCATCTTCCTCCAAGAGGAGCGGATGAGTGCAGAACTGACGCAGGCGTAACAGGGAGATCAGAGTGGCAGACTTCCCGTATTCATCAGCGATCTGCTGCCTTATGAGATCATATTGCCCTATTTCGGCGTCACTCATATTGACCGGCTGCGGTATAATGATCTTCTCCGGAAGATCAGTGGCAACATCAGCAACTCTGCGTCGGAGCATGAGTGGGGAGACGACGGTTTCCAGCTTCTCCGCGCTTTGATAATCATCACCATAGGTGTGGTCAAATGCCTCGCGGGAACCTAACAGGCCCGGGCAGGAGAAGTCCATGATGGACCAAAGATCCGCCAGTTTGTTCTCAACGGGAGTTCCTGTAACAGCAATAGCGACCCGTCTTTTCAGTCCCTTGGCAGCTATAGCCCGGCGTGTTTCAGGGTTTTTGATCGCTTGGGCTTCATCCAGAACGACAAATCCCCACTCTATCATGCCAAAGAGCCCTTGATCCCTGACAGCTGTGTCGTATGAACACACAACAATATCATACTTCTTCAGTTGTGAGGGGAAGCCGGTACGTCCGTTGCCGGAATGGACATAAACCGTCATTCCGGGAGAGAATCGTGCAAACTCCCTTCGCCAGTTTTCAAGAAGCGTGGCCGGAGCAATAATCAGTGCTGGTTGATTCCATGCAACCTTGAAATAACTCAGAACAGCAATGACCTGAAGAGTTTTACCCAAGCCCATTTCATCAGCCAGAACACATCCAAGCCCTTCTTCAGAAATACTCTTTAGCCAAGAAAAACCGTTTTTCTGGTAGGGGTACAAGTCGGCTTGGAAGCCGTTACATGAAAGGAGCTCCAGTGCCTGATCGCATCCACCATCGGATATGCTGCAGTCATTTGGCAGTTCTGATGCAGTTTCAACAGAAATCAATGAGGAATCCATCTTCGTGAGTTCCAGAGCCTGCCTGAGTGTAACTGGTCCTGAGACATCAGCCTTGATTTCATTCAGGATTGAGCGGATATCTTGGATGTTTTCAGGAATAAGCGGATACCAGCTGTCGTTGCCAACGATGATCTGGTCTGAGTGAGGCACCTGTTCAATGGAAAAGGAACGACCACCGGAAGAAGCACACAGTTCCACTGCCGGCCGCTGCAACGGGCTGGTCGGCATCCGGAGTTTTATTCTCAATTCACATGGGAAACGGTTAAAGCGAAGAACAGGCAAGTGATCTGACGGTTTTGCATCCACCACCACACCGGCAGCCTTCTGATACCCCTTGAATTCGACACGCACAATTTCTGCGGCGCTTACAGAACGCTGTTTTTTCGTAAGCTGTATGGCCACGACTCCATCTGAAAGTACCCAGTTTTTGAAGAGATCTTCTGTGTGTTCCCGCAGTTCCCCCATGATCAGCCTCTTTCTTTAAATGTTTTGGCTATTTCTTTAGCTGCAGAGCGGATGGCCGGAACAACTACGCTATTGCCGATCTGTTTGTACGCTTGGGTCTTGGAGACCGGGAACACAAAGCGTTCAGGATCATATCCTTGGAGCTGCATTGCTTCTTCCACGGACAGTCGTCTTGGGCGGTCGCCTTTTTGCGCAATCAGGATCTCAGCCCCATCCTTATGGTACCTGGCGGAGATTGTCCTGGTAACAGTGTCATCGGCGATTGGAAAATGATGAATACCGTAGCCAAATCCATTTCCTTTAGCGGCGTGGTTTGCTTTGTGACGCTCCAGGGTATCCCATGTGCCCGGACCGAGAGTGTATCCGGCAAGTTTTTTATGAATAATTGACGGTAGAGTCGGATAGCTGTATCCGGCTCCAGGTGCTCCAGGAATGATAATTTCATCCTTATCTATCTTGAGCTGCTTGGGATCATATCCAACAATGAAGATCCTTTCCCGGTGTTGTGGGACCCACTTTGCTCCGTCAACCACTTTCCAGTTGATCACATACCCAAGGATATCTTCCAGTGCATGCCGGATTACTTCAAACGTTTCACCTTTGTTATGTGAGAGCAGGTTCTTCACGTTTTCCAGGATAAATGCCTTCGGGCGTTTGATACGAAGAATCTCTTTAATTTCAAAGAACAGCGTTCCTTGGGTTTCATCCTCAAATCCATGTTTACGTCCAAGCGAGTTCTTCTTTGAAACACCTGCCAGAGAAAACGGCTGACAGGGAAAACCGGCACAAAGCACATCGTGATCAGGGATTTCCTTTTTGGCTATCTTCCGGATATCACCATACGGGGCCTCCCCGTAGTTTGCCTCATATGTTTTTTTCGCATACTTATCCCATTCACTGGAAAACACACATTTGCCCCCCACATCTTGAAATGCTTGGCGGAAACCGCCGATACCGGCAAATAGATCAATGAATGTAAAATCCCAAGCCTTTGGAGGAGGATATGGTAAACCATTCCAAGATAAAGAAAGCAGAGGTTGGTACGGTTCACTGTCTTCGGCTACTTTCCATCTGTCTTCAATTTCCTCTGGCTTGGTATAGCCCGGCAAAAGTTCGGAAAGGACACGTTTTTTGTGATATTCCGTAAAAAACGGTGGAAGAGTATGGGGATATTGGAACCAATGCGTTAATGCCGCCCGAAGTTCCTTGCTCTCAGAACTTGATTCCAGTGCAGTGAGAGCTCTTTCTATAGCCAAATCATACTTCATTTCTTTTTCCTTCAGTCACATCGGGCTGTTGATCTGAAGCCGCGCCTCCAGCCTTAACCCATGCATCTACCTGATCTTTTTTGAACTTCCACAGGCGGCCCATTCGGTGAGCGGGCATGCCGTGCTTATCGATCCATTTGTAAACGGTATCCTTACCGATACCGAGGTATTTGCATATTTCGTCCACTGACAACCAGCGATCATCTATTTCTGCCATGTCTCATACTCCTCTTGGGGGCTATTGCTTTTTGCCATGACCTCAACAGAGGCAGTTAAGGAATGCTGCAAATACAACACTCCCAAATTAATTCACCTTGCAAATATACTGATATGAACACCGGTTGTCAAAAATTCTTTGCCGATTTAAGCCGATTTCGTTCTATTATGATGGATACCAGCATCCCGAGGCTATCCTCTCCGCATTATGGCCGAGCTTGTAATTGTACAGCCAAACGGGCCTGATCAAGTCGTTGGTCTCAACCGCCACCAGAACCCGTGTATAAACACAGCGACCATTCGGGTCGAATGCCTCCAGCCGATCTATGGGCGGCAGGTCGAAGCCGGGATTGGCGAAGGTCATCATCTCCCCGTGGACCAGATCCCAGTCGCCTTCGGGGCGGGTCATGGCATTTTCGGGGAGTTTGATGGTGTTCTGTATTCGGGTATCGGCCAGCGGATCGGCGGTGCCGATGGCCAGAACTGAGCTCTCCGGGACTTCCAAGGCCGGGAATCCGGCTGGCAGGTGGTAGAGCCTGCCCCAAGTGGTGGCGGGTTCGATGCTGATGGCCCGGGTGCAGAACCGGTCAAAGTTCCAGAATCCCTTTTTCAGGGTTCCGTAGACAAAAAGCCGGAGATGGTTGTCGTTATTCTTCATGCTTTCACTCCTTCGGGTAAGGTTCCTTTACGTTCCTGACAGACAAATCTGAAGGGATGGCTTTGCCACTCTTTGAGGGCTTCATGGCGGAAGGTCATCATGGTGAGCGGTGGTATTTCCAGCTCGCGCCAACCGTGCAGGTCATCCAGAGCGGCTTCGATGTATTCGGGTTCCGAGGCGTAGAGCACCGCCCGGTGTTTGCGGCTGTAACGCAACGACAGCGGCTTGTTCCCCTTGATGACGGTAATGGCCCCGGGATCGAGCCGTGAGGCCATCACGGCGCTCATTTGGCCCCGACAAAGGCGCAGGGCTTTGCGGAAGCCTCTGCCGTCGATGGTTCCGTCGGGTGCAAAGCGATCGGCCAGCCGGAAAAGCAGCTCGCTGTCCACTTCGGCATAGCGCGGCAGGCCGAGCCTGCGGAACAGGTAATCGGCGTTGTAGATGGTGCCATTATGGGTGCCGATGATGATGCCGGAGCGGATCGGATGGTTGTTGCGGCTGTTGTCTTCACTGCCCCGGGTACGCCAGCGGGTATGGCCCATGAGGATGGTGGTATGGTTGTCCACCTCGGCCATCAGCTCATGAAAGGTCGATTCCCTGACCAGCCGGTGTGCCCGGATGGGCCGTTTGAAAAGCCGGAAGTCACCGTCGGTTCGGAGCCATGCCATGCCGCTGGCGTGGGGACCGCGCTCCTCACTGCAGAGCAGCATGCGGATAAAGACCTCGTTCAGGTATTCCCGCTCGGCAATGCGTCGTCGCTTCTGGCCGAAGATGATGCCTACTTGTCCGCACATAGGTCATCCTCCTTGTCAAAGGTGTCCTCCTGCGGCAGGTCGATGAAGGCGTCATCCGGCAGAAACTCCACCAGTCCATGCTTTCCCAGCAGGGTCAGAAATTCGGCTGCGGCCGCTTCGGGATCTTCAGGCAGCTTGAGTTTCCGGTCCGGCTCGATGCGGCAGAGCACACCGAGCATGTAATCCCGGGCGGTCGCTTCGATGGTGAACGGCGTCTGGCCCTTCATGATCTCCACCAGCTCCGCGCAGTTTTTGCCTTCCAGAGCGATGCCGTCTGCCTCCAGCGGTTCGCCGTCCAGTGTCGTCGAGTGGATCAGTATCTTCATGATTCACCTCCTAAAACAGAAAGGCCGGGATTAGACCCGGCCTCTGTGGTTTGAATGGTGGTTTCGGTTTCATCCGGTTTGGGACGACCGTTCTTGAAGGCCGCGTCACCGGGCATGTTTTTCATCAGGTGTAATCGGGCGGTTTTGAACTCATCCCCGATCAGGCCGAGGTGGAGCAGGAAGACCCGGAAGTCATACTTGGCGCTTTGCGGATCGAAGTCCCGCTTGCGGCTGGATGCGGCCCTGCCGTTGAGCGCCTTGGCGGCGATGCCCAAGCAGAACTGCAGGTAGGCTTTGATCTTTCCGGCATGCAGGGTCGCCTCGAACCAGCGGAACTCCACCGTGCCCCGATACCAGACGTTGTGCAGGTTGACTCCGTGGTAGCGCGTGTTGTCGTAATGCTGGGGCTGGTTGTTGTGGTAGCCGTACCAGATTCGGTTCAACTGGGCCTTGGTCTTGGGCCGTTGCCGTTCGATGTTCCGGATAAGCTCATCACTGACCGGACGAGTGTAGCGGCGCAGGCGGTCGTTGTTGATTCCGAGGGCATGGAGGATCAGCGGCTCCTGTTTGTAAACCACCTTGGCAAGGTTGCCCAGTTTGCGCCCGTCGAAGGGTTCGGCGTCGATATGGATATGAATGCCGCACTGGCTGTTGATTTTTCCACCGGCCTTGCGGATGGCTCGAACCACCTCCTGCAGTTGCTCGAGGTCGTCATAGGTCAGCACCGGGCTCACCAGCTCCGCCCGCAGGTGCGATGGCACATTGGTCAGGGAGGCGTCGTTGACCACCTTCCACTTGCGGCCCCGCAGGTCCTCCACCTCCCAAGGATCGTAGCAGGACGGTGCGCCGATATGCCTGACATGGCCGCCAACCACCGAGTGGATTGCCCAGGCTATCTGTTCCCGGGTGCGTTTTACGGTCTCGATCTCGATTCCGTATCTGAGTTCTCTTAAATCCATTCACAGTCTCCGTTTTACGGTTTCTAACTTGTTGCCGGGCTTGTGTTTAAGCCTTCAGCTTACATGTGAATGAATGCTTTAATTCCGTCAGAAAGCAAGTAGAAGAACAGAAAGAATCGACATTTAACACCTTTATTTTCAACATGTTACGATACTGGCCGCATTCAGGCGAACACATCAAAAGAAACGCCCCGGAAGCGTGCTGGCGTTCCGGGGCGTTGGCTGTTTTTAACGGATGGGATTGGGTCAGGAATCCGGGCCGCTGCATGTGATCAGGCTGGTATGAATGGCTGCATTTCGGGTTTCATCCTGTTTCATTTTATCCAGAAAGGCAGTGCAGGCTTCGGCCTCATCGAGCGGCAATCCGAGCTCCTCCTCCAACCGGCTCAACCTGTGGTGCAGGTTTTCGATCAGATTGAAGGAGTGGTCCCGGACCAGTCCTTCCCGTTTTTCCTGTGGAGACGGGATGAATTCCGTCATCCCGCCACGGCGCTTGACGATCATTTCAGGCCCTCCATCAGCTCAGGGTTGCACCGAGGGTATGAATCCTCGGATAGGTCAATACGGTTCCGGTCAGCTCGGCTTTGTAGCGCACCTTGTTGCCCTGCGGATCGCTGAAGGTTCTGACCAACGTGTATTCGGTCCAGTCTTCATCGATGGGCCGGGTGTCGTCGATGGTCATGGCTTCCCATGTTTCACCGCCGTCATTGGAGGCGAACCACTGAACGCTGGTGCCGCTGGGGATATCCATCTGGGTGTAGACCTTGGTGGATTCCACGCCCTGCGTCAGTTCATTCTCCCGGGTTAGATAGGTTCCTGCAGTGTTGTTCAGGTAGCCGATCAGGTTGACATCCCGGAAGTTGAGCGCCGGAGTGTCGTTACCCATACCGGTGCTGAAGCGCACCCTTACCAAGACACCATTGGCCAGATTGGGCAGGCGCTCTTCCTCGGCTGGAACGACCGCATCCCACGTCAAACCACCGTCGGTGGAGTATTCCCAGATAAGGTGGGTACCTTCCGGGATAGCCGAATATTCATCGATGTTCAGATCGGAGAACTGTACACCGCTGACCGGCTGGAACTGGACCGTGCCTTCGTTCTCAAACTCATAGCCATAAAGTTTCATGGTGAGGTCAGAGCCGTTGAGCGGAGTCCAGGTCTCGGCATTGGAGCTTTCCAGAAGTACACCTTCCGCATAAGTCTGGCGGGTGATGATGCCCTGACGGCCGGGTTTTCCAAGGGTGGCCGTGCGCACTTTGTAGTTGGTACTGTTGGTCAGGAGAACCACCGCGTAGCTGGTATTGGCTTCCGCGTAAAAGGGATCATCGAAGCTGATCTTGGTTTCACCGCCGAGATTGATTTCCGACGGAGCGATCACCTTCTCGGCAAAGATGGTGTCGTTGGGCAAACCGGTTGTAACGCCTCGAATCTGAACCGTTACCGGAATGGAGGCATCCCGCTCGGTGAACTGAATACCCACAGCCGACAGCACCCGGTTTTCCGTGAAGCTGAAAGTCTGGGCCAGCGGATCACGGCGGACAAAGATGGTACGGGTTCTCCAGACGGTTCGCACCACCGGCACACGAACGATGCGGGTGATGATGTTGGTCTGGATAAATCGCTGGATACGGGTGATCACCAGCGGATCATTGATCTGCAGGCTGGCCCGGGCGGTGTACTGCCCGTCGGCCATTTCCACGATACGATTGCCGTTGCGGGCTTCCGTCGGCACCGTGAAGGAGGCAGTCACACGTCCAGCATCATCACTGACCAGATTGCTGGCCATGACACGCCCGTCACAACGCAGGACAATCCCGGAGCGATCCGGCGTGAAGTTGATGCCTGTTACGGCAATGCCGGTCTGGCCACGGCGGCCGATATTGGGAGTGACCTGCAGCATGGCAGGCGGCTTTTCAAAAACTGCATACGGGTTGATGTTACGTTCCTCGGACCAGTCGCTCTGTTCGAGGATCACCTGTTCTGAACCCGGTAATAACGCCAGACTGCCGAAGAAGCTGGCATCGCTGGCTCCGAGATCCACATCGAGCGGATTGGAAATGGCCGAACGATCCGGAGAGGCGAACTTACCCAGTTCGTTTACCCGGGCATCCCACTCGGCGTGATAAATATCCGACTGGGCCGTATTGGAAAAGTCGTCCGAGTAGATGCCTTTCTTGGACTGAGCGTCGCGGTTCTGCAGCTCGTTGTTCATCTGATACTGGGCATCGTTGTATTTCAGGTCCTCCACATCCTTTATGATGTCATGGATCTGATCCATGGTGATGCGGGTGAGCCCGAAATTGCGGATGGTCATATCGGTGGAGTTGGGCGGGCAGTCGATACTGCACAGACCCAGTGTATCCTCCGGAACGATCGGCAGCTTGGGAAAGTCCGCCGGAGCGCCTTCGAGTCGTTTGATCTCCCGGGTGGTGGCGTAAATGATGTCCTTACGGCCAAGGAAATAATCGTAATCGATACTGCAGTTAGAGCCGTTGACCGGTTCATCACCCAACGCTCCGCGACCGAAGTTGACCACATTGAGATTGCCCATCTCGATCTGGGTCGTGGACATGGAAACCGCCGCCGAGCTGCTGGCCGGTGGATTGGATGCCACGGGCTCGTCCACCGCATCATCGATATAAGAGATGGCTTCGCTGCCCAGTTCCTTGATGCGCTGGAAGTCGGTTCTGGAGCCGTTGGTCGTGGCCCGGTAAACCCGGTAGCCGTTGGCACCGTTGACCGGCAGCCATGAAAGACGGTTCATCTCTCCGGCCAGAGTCATTCTCGAAAGCACACTGCCGGAGTTGAAGGCGGTTTCACCGGAGCCGTCAAAAGCGGTCACCACATAATGATAGGTTCCGGCTGTCGGATGGGCGGTAATACCGAACCAGCCGCCGTCCACATAATCCTCGCCTTTGATCATCTGCTTGGTGTAGGTCCAGCGCACGGTATAGGTGGTACCGATAGCCGGTTCATTGCCGGAGCCGATCCAGTCCACATGGTTGCCGGACTGCTGCCAGTCGATGCCTTCCTGAAAAATGGTGGCACCCTGACTGACCTCCAGAATATCCACGACCGGATTGGGATCGAGCAGATCCTCACCGCCGCCGACCGAGCCTCGGGTCACATTGGCGGTCATCTCCACAATGGCTTCAACTTGCGTGGTTTCTTTGAGCGGCGTGGAGTTGACCGGATAGCGGCGCTGGCTGATGTTGTAGGTCTTCTGTTCACCACGCACCGACTTGATGGCCACCGACTTGGGAACCAATGTGGAGGTGGGCAGATCCCGCTGATGGCGAAAGCCCTGAATGTAGGCCCGGCCCGCATTGGTGATCACCTCGACATCGGTATCATCCACCGAGCCGATAAAGCTGTCGAATCCGCTGACCAGATAGCTGCCCGCCTGATCAAAGGTCCGCTCGGCAAGGTTCTGCAGCAGCGAATTGAGCCCTTCGGCAGCGGCAAAGGAGAGCTGGTCTTCGGTAATGGAGGAAACCGTAATCCGGCTGCCGGGAAGCGTGCCCAGCAGGTCGCGCAGATACAGATTGGATTTTTCCTGCACCGTTGCCGTAACATCGCCGGTCTCCCGGTCGAATTTGTAGATGGGCACTACCTTGCGCTCGGTCACGTTGTTGGGAAGCGTCAGGCCGGTAGTGTCGGTGGTCTTCAGAGCCAGCACCCATTTCTCGCGCTCGGCGGTGGGTTCACCGGTAGCCGGGTTGATCAGCGACGGGTCCTGCGTGTAGCCGTAATTGTATTTGAGCAGCTCGGCATAGACATAGTCCGCGCCGCTGGTGGTGGCGGGATCATAGGTCAAGGTGGCTCCGGCGACCGCTTCCACATGGCCATCGATGTAGACCATGCCCGGCGTCAGCGTGAGCACGTTGTCCTGTACCGTGACATCGAGTCCGCTCAGAATCGATCCCTCCTTGAAAAGGATATCGGCAATCTTGCGGCGCTCGAGGTTGATCAGTTCCTGCTGTTCGTTCAGTTCCGAATCGAGCAGATCCCGGTCCTGATGATAGCGGATGCGTTTGTAGTTCTTGGCGGGATCGAATGTATCTCTTGAAATACTCATCTCTTTTACCTCCGGTTATATTTTGATGATCCCGACCAGCTCCACGCGGGTATCGGAAATCTTGTTGAAATCTGGAATGTTTTTCACTTCGTACAGGTAGCCCGGGCGCAGCACCTCTCCGACGGGGTTGGTGTCCTGATGAAACACGCCGCCCATGGCCAGATCACCACTCACGCTGGCCACATATTCGACGTCACCGCCGAAAAAGCCGTATTCCCTGATGGTGATGCCGTTGGCCTCGGCCTCATCAAAACGAAAGAAGATGCCGATGGTGTTGGTCTCTTCTCCGGTTTCCAGATAGCGGACTCCGTTGACCACCAGCGCACCTTCGGCGTCCTCCTTGAGGAAGGTCCGTTTGTAGAACCGCTTTCTGGCCCGCTCGTTTTTGAGGGCCGTCTGCTCGATATCCGGCGCAGGGGGATTCTGCGGTTCGGTGAATGTTTCATCTCCATCCCCGATGGCGCAGTGGGTTATGCCTTCCACTGCCTGTCCCATCAGGAGCTTTGCCGTCAATACACGGCCTGATTTGACTATGAGTCCCAATGCCATGGTCTTCTCCTTATGTTTGAATCTCGTGTTCTTCGTTGATAATCACATTGAAAATGGTCAGCCCCGCGTCTGCGGAACGGCCAAACTGCTGCTCCAGATGCTGGGCGGTATCTGCCGTCAATGCCCGAAAACCGCTGATCCTGAGCGCTGTATCCAGCATTGCCTGCCGGGGATGCGTCACCCGGACGGCAGCAAAAGCCAGCTGTTCAAATACCTGCGGAATGATCAGCCAGGTGTCGGAATTCCGTTCGATATTGCCCGCCACAATGGCCTGACTGTCGGCCACCATTGACCGTTGGTTCGAAGCTCGGACAGAGGCATCCGCCTGAATCACGATGGTGCGCCTTTGATCCCGGGGACCGAACAGGTCGAAAAAGGCTCCCTGCACAGGCGGCAGGTTGACCTGAAATTCGGGTCTGCGAATGCCCCGGATAACGGCAGGTCGAATGATGGCTCCCTTATGCACGGCCACGACGAATCCTCCCGGTCATCTTGAAAGCTATTCCCTTGTTGAGATTGGCCAGCGGTTGCGGAACACGCCGACCTTTCACTTGGGTTGTGGTTTTGATTTGTCCTTTAACAACAGCCATGAGCCTTACTCCTTAATCGCACACCAGCCGCCGCCGGAGAGGTTGAATACCCGATAGGAATCCGAGCCGATTTCGACGGTATCCTCGGAGGCCACGTTGGCTCCGCCGGTGGCATAGATTTCGATGAGTTCCCCACGCAGCTCCTGATAGCTGTCAGCGCCATTCATGCTGACCAGCCATGGGAAAAGAATGGTGGTGTCGTAGCGGCGTTCCGGATCGGTATCGCTTTGCAGGTTGCCGTGGGCCGCACCGCAACGGCCACGCTGTCCGCTGGCGGAAGTCCAGCCGTCGAACTTGTTCACGGCGTAAAAGGTGCTTGGCATGTTGTAGTAACCTGTGATGACCGGCTGCGGGTCCTCGCCGATTTTGGCTCCGGCCGCATAATCGCTGACGAGTGTTTCGATGGTCACGGTATTGGGCGTGGCAACCGTATCGATGGCGGTAATTTTGACCCGCTCGATATTGGCGTCGTCTTTGATGATGTAATGCTGATCGGGTGTGAAGATCGATGCATCGTTGACCTGCGCCACAACGGCGCTGCCGTTGACAATCGCGGTCTGCGTGATGGCAACCGCCGATGACCAGAACCGTTTGATGGAGCCGCTGTAATGGCCGTAGTAGGTCGAGACAATCTTGCTGACGACGATTACATGATCGAGGTCGGCATACAGCCAGTAAATGAAATCGGCGGTATCCTCAGCCCGAAGATAGGTGTACGAGCTGTAGAACGCTTCGCCTGCACCGGTCTGGGTGGTGTTGTCCCAGTATTGGAAGGCGGCCACTTCAAGGCGGCCGGAGCTTTGTCCGATCTGAAAGCGCAGATAGATATCTTCCGCGCCGGATTCCCCGGTTGATTTGCATACATAGTACGGCCGGGCATCGGCGGACTGGTCGTCATGCAATGTCCAGCCAACGGTGGTGACCAGAAAATCTTTAATCTTGTTCAGCAGGTCCAATCGGCCGCTGGCGGTTCCCTGAATACTTTGATAAGCCATGATTCACTCCTTATAAAACGGGGTTCTCTGTTCCGGTGAGGCGCAGCTTGATATCGATCTTGTTTTGGACGGGAGTGCCCGAAAGCACCGTGCAGCGACGCCAGAAAGAGATGGTCTGATTGTGGGCCTTGGCTCCGAGGTTGAGCGGGGCACTCTGGGTGGCGGCATCGAGTTCGGCCTGCGTGAGCGCGAGCTTGTACCAGACCGATTCATCGGTTTCGAACTCGTCGATCGGGTCCACTACCAGCCCTGTATAGTCGTATCCGGAATAGACCGGCGCATCGGCCGCATGGGATGTTGCCACGGTGTTGGCCACGGCGCGTCTTACGATCAGCGTTGTGGTTCCGCCGCCGGAAAGGATCTGCATCTGCTCGGTGCCGATCACGATGTATTCCGCATCGGCAAAGCGCGGTTCAGTCAGTTCTATGTCGGTCTGGATGTCATCAATCGGTGCGGCGAGCGTGGTCTGTTCATTGGCCACGAAAATCTGCCTTTCTTTGATTTCTCCATCCGTGCCGTTGTAGTTGTCCGCATCCGGATTACTGAAATCGCCTTCCGAAATCTGCTGGGCCAACTGTTCATCGAGGTATAAGTGAATTGCCATAATCTCTCCTTAAACGGGCCATTGGGTTACTTGGTATTTGTTAACGGCGTTCTCTGTAGTGGCTTCCTGCGCCTCGCTGAAATCCTGCTGACGGAACAGCCAGCGGTAGGACGGCTCGGTGACCCGGAAACCCGCCTGATTGAGTTTCATCCGTCCGATGCGGAGCGGTCGGGTCCGATCCACGGAGAGGCGTAAAGAGGTCGTGTTGAGGGCGCGTTGGTTGAGGCTCAAAGGCACAATCCGTGGGCGTTGGAGAGAACCTGTATCCACATAGACTTCAAGCGATGCCCGTTCTCCGGTGAGGTTCGCATTGGTCAAAGTCCGGTTGTTGAGGACATTCGCGTTGAGCTTGAATACAGGCCCTCTCCGACGCCAGCGGTTGATAAGGTCTGATGCTTCGGTGACACCGGCTTTGCATCCGGCGGCGGCAACCAGCAGTGCGCTGCTGTGTCCACCCTGAATGGCATTGATGACCACATCCCCATTGAGTGGTGAGCGGCCCAGCTGGAAGCATTGCCGGTTTCTCGCTTCGATGTTTAAGCCGAAGGTCTGTCTGTTCTGCAGGGCTTCTGAAGCCTCTGCCTGCAGAATTGAAAAGAGGTCTTTCTGCCGGAAGCAGTAAAGGGTTTCCGCATCGGCAAAGGACAGTTTGCGGCGATTGATATGGTCGGCCGAGAGGTTGAAACCGGATTCGACAATATCGGTGAGATAGTCCCGGCCGGTATAGATCGGATTACAGAAGGACAGCCTGTCCTCGCGGATGGAGGTGTTCACCAGCCGTCTTTCGTTGAGCGGCCTGTGATTGAGGCGCATCCTGTTTTGACGGCCATGAAAACGGGAGACCTTGTTGGCGGCCCGGTCGATTTCAGGAACCATCTCCACGATGCTGGTCAGCTGCAGGTAATCGTATATCCGCTGCTTGTTGGTCAGATGGCGGCAGGAGCCAAGACGGCTTCTTCCCAGCACGAAAGTTTCATCGAGAAATGCCAGAACCACACTGCGGACATGGGCGGCATTCTGAAATTCCAGATCAGACCCGATCTCTAAAAAGGTAGCGAGCCACTGCAGGAAAAACGCCCGGGTACCAGCCGGGTGATGGAAAGACAATGCATCCCGTACACCTTCAGCCAGGTTGAGACTGTGAACCCGATACACTCCGAGGCTGAACACATTGCCGGGGAGTTTTGCCGAGCTCAAACGGGAGCGGGAGTTCAAACGGAGGGCGCTGCGGAAGGTTTCTTCAATCTGGCCTTCCCAGCCAATCGATGTAAGACTGCGCCCGATGGCAGGGATGGTTCCTTTGCGGCGGTATATTTCGACCGCTTCACGAATCAGACGACGCTGGTTTTCCGGCGTGTCCGTGCCGTCATAGCGGTGGCCGACCAGATACGCGAGCAAGGGCAGAAACCGCTCGTCACAGCGCTCCACATCAAAGATGTCGGGGAATCTATCGATAGCCTCTTTGATCTCATCGAGTGTGCCTGCCGGGAGTGAAAGCAGAGAGCGAAGGTCGCCGCTTTCATCCTTGTGCTCATACAGCGGCGGCAGCAGATCGGTAAGATTGTTGTGGAACCAGTCCGCCACTATTCAGCCCTCCGCATGTCGAGATTGACCGAGCCGAGAACCGGTATTTCACCGCGCCCGAGGTCCACGTTCAGTTGGGGCGTATAGAGATGAATGTGACTGACTCCCCGAACACCATCGATCAGGGCAATGAGATCGGATGAATGGATGGTCTGCCCAAAGCTCACCTGATCGAAAGCAAAGAAATCCGCCAGTGCCGATTCGATTCGACTGCGCACATTTTCGAGCGCTTCACCCGGCCATGCATAGACTTCACAATCGATATGAATGGATCGGTACACCGGATCGAACAGATTCACCTCGACGGTGATCACCTTGCGGCGTTCCAGATATTCAGCCAGATCACGCTTGAGAAGCCCGGATGGCATGCCGCCACCGTTGGGCGCGATGGCCAGATGGACATTGTAATAACGGATGTTCTGGCAGTCGTTGGTATCGAGCACCTTGGCCTTGGAGACACCGGGATAACCCTCGGCAAGCGCCTTGTAGTCCTGAAGCGTTACCGCCTTCCAGAGACTACGCAGTTCGGCCGGAGCCTGATTACGGGCATGCTGAATGGTCTCGCGGGATGAGCCGCCTGTAGCCGCCACCGGGTTGGAGATGGTCAGCGGGATTTGAGCACCATCGTGATAGACGGCTGAAAGAAGCTGTGTAATACGGGCCGGACCGATATTGCCTTTGGCTCCGAGGCTTTCGAGCCAACTCACGGAAATGGTTTTTCCGGCAGCGGGAACGGCTCCAGCTTGACCGTCTCCAAAGAGAATGGAGGTAATATCCAAGGCATCCGTGTCGGCCATAAAGTGAAGGCTGTCGCCATCGCTTTCCTGAAAATGGCGGACCTCACTCCAGGTATCATCATCGATAAGTACACGGATGGTTGCCTGTGCGATTGATGCACCGCTCAGATGAAACCGCTGCCAAGGCTTTCCCGTGGCTTCCAGCTCTTCAGATTTGCGGATTCCCTGACGGGCGTAAATGTCGACGGAGAGTTCACCACGGGGAATGAAGGCATCCTCCACGGTTTCAAAGTCGGCCTTGCCATCTTCAAGCAGTGCCCGGCACTGAGTTCCGGCCGGAATCGGCAGTTCAGACTCGAGCGGTGCACCCAGTGAAAAACGGATAGTGGTCGTGGAAGAGACCGGCGTATCGAGCTGATAGCCGATGAGTTTGCAGAGGTTGATCACGTTCTGACGCTGGCGTGCTGTGGGCAGAAATGCCTCGGCAGCCTGCGCATCCAGATAATAGGCCAGCATGTCACCGACACCACAGAACAGTTCCAGCAGAACCACTCCAAGGTCGGAGTGATTGAAATCGGTCCAGCGGTCCGTCAGCAGCGGCACTTTGGCCAGCAGTTCCTGCCGGATCGATTCATAATCCTTGTTGATATATTCAATGCTTGCGCGGCCCATTGTGCCTCCGGTTCTTTCGTCGTTTTTAAAGCGGAGCGATAAACTCCGCACACGCCGATTACTTACCGGAAGCAGTCTGGAAGTGTCGGAGGTCTAAGGAAGTTCCCGGAAGAACGGGTAAACGAGGTTTCCTTCTACCTGAGTCTGGATGACCCGATAGGAAATGATGACAGGCAGTTGATTGAGGTCCTTGTTGCGGGCGGAATCGTTGAAGGACACGTCCGTAATGACCACCCGTTTTTCCCAGCGACGGATCGCGTCGATGACATGATGGCGGATGAGTCCTTTGAGCACTTCATCATTCTGTTCGAACACAAGGTCTTTCAGCTTTGAGCCGAATTCCGGATTCATGAAGCGCTCGCCGGGCCTTGTCCCGAGGATCTGAATGATACTTTCCCGGATATGTTCATGCTCCCGGGAGGTCGATGTGGAGACTTCGGCTCCGCCGGATATGGATTGAAAGTTCAGAGGGAATTTCAGCCCTGTACCGAGAAAGTCGTAGTTCATAGGTCACGCTCCTCACATTCAAGGTTGCAGAGTCCCTGACAGCCGGTGGAGCCGCCATTTGTTTCCGAGCCATCATCCGGAAAGCGGACAATCAGACTGGTGCCGCTTTTCATGGAAAGATGTATGGTGCCGCCGCTTTCGATCAGGCCGCCATGACCACTGTCCTCACAGGAGAAGCCTTTGGCTCCATCGGCCAGAATGCGAACGGTGATGGTCTCGCCAACACCTTCGATTCGGGCAATGCCGAGGATATCGATGCTGCCGGAAGGATTGATGACGGACAGCATTTTCAACTGCTGATCGAGCAGCAGCCTGTATGGGGAGAGCTCGATACTGAAGCGATATTCGGTCAATTGATCCACTTGGGCAGAGAGCGGGAGTCCCTCGATTCCGGCCTGTTCCACTGTGGTTTCGATCCATTCGGGCACCAGTTCATAGATGCGGCCGGGACTGACTTCCACGGAGGTTGCCGGTCCGGGTGTGATGACATGGGGCTCGCCATCGACAATGACCGATATGGTGTGATCATCGTTGGTTTTGAGGATCATGCCGTCAGACAGGGTAAACAGGCGATTGCCGTCCGGCAGGTCTTTCACTTGGCATCCTTCGGGAAGCGAGACAAAGGGATAGAAATCCGGGGGCGGCTCGGTCGTGACCTGATCCATGTAATCCTGTGTGTTCTGAATGTGTGCTTCCAGCGCCTCCTGTGCCTGCTGTTTCAATGCTTCCGATGCATTGTGAGAGGCTTCGATAATGGTTTTCAAGCCTGCGATTTCTGCTTTGATCCCCGCAAGCTGCAGCGCCATGTCTCTGAGGATGAAATGGTTTTCACCGGAATCGGTCTGTTCGACCACGGCTCCGGCCTGAGGTTCTTCTATGGATATCATGAGCGCTCTCCTAAATTCCTACGTTGCCCGGATTCGACTCAAACTCCATCTGGTTGAGGGCGGTGATCGCTCCGGTGGTTCCGTTGATTTCAAATACATTCCAGACGGTGCCGGGTTGGTTGGGCACATTGAAGGTGTATTCCCGGCCGTCGTAATAAAACACTTTCACGGTCGCGCCTGATCCGGCCAGCCCCGTGCTGGTGCTCGAGTTGCGGTTGGTGTAGTCGTGAACACTGTAGCGATAGGTTCCGGCCACCAGCCGATGCATGGTGATGGTCTCCGGCCCGTAAGATGAGGTGTCATCCACATCCAGCTCGCCACCATCCGGTTCGTAGTCGTGGGCATAATAGACATGAAATGTGCCACCACCCGGGCGTGGACCGCGCAGATGTGAATCAAGGTCCCGGGGATTGAGTCCCCATTGCAAAACGATGCGGGCCACCTGTCCGTTAAGTTCCGGAGAGAGCACAATGTTCTGACCGGAGCTTCCGGATTCGAGGACGTTCAGCAGACCATGGGCATCGATATAGTTGGGCGTGCTCGCCTCGTAGACATAGAGCCCTTCAAAGAGCTCCATTTCATACTGGCCGGAGGCATCAGTGATCTGCTGCGCCACAATCGGACCTTCCTCACTGCGCCGTATGGTTACCAAAACGCCAGCAAGCGGCCGGGCATTGAGGGCATCCACTACAGAGCCGACAAGATGCACACTGGTGCCCAGATCGAGGAGAAAGTCTGGATGGTTGGCGAACCACGAGGGATCTCGGACTTCGACATTTAAATGACGCAGGCTCTGCCTGGCATCTGAATCCCAGGCCATGATCATGGCGTTGCCAATCTGCATTCCGCTAATCAGAAAACCCTCATCATCTACATAGGCCACGGCCGGATTGGATGAAATGAACTGCGGGCTCAAACCACTGCCACGAACGGAGAGCGGGATGCGCTGCTCGAAATAGGATAACGAGAGTCGGACGCTCTGAGGATAGATCTCCCAATAAGCCGGAATGTCAAGTTGCTCGGTCATGAGGGCATTTCTCCTCCGCCCATTGGCGTGCCGTACACTTCAACCTGAACATGGCGAACACTCAAACGATCATCTGAATGCCAGACCATGACAAGGGCAGCGCCGGGCTGCATACCGCAGATCACATTTCCCGCTTCATCCACCTCGGCGACATCGTTGTTGGACGATTCAAACACCGGCGATTCAACGGAGCCCCGAATCGAAAGCGGAATGGCTTGCGTCCATTCGGAGGTCGAAACGCGTACCAGCTTGGGGAAAACGTCCCAGTATGGATGTGTCGGTATGGTTGATTCTTCCGGCATACAAGGCTCCTCAGTTGTCTATGGTGTTCGGGCTGCCCGCCACAATCACCGCACCGCAGGCGGTAATGTCGCCGATTCTGGCGTTGGGGCTGCCTTCGGTAATGGTGGTCATGCTTCCGGTCACTATGGGGGTAACGCCGTGTCCGGGGATGGGACAGACATGCAGGTCACCCATGCGGGCCACCGGAATGCCGTTCACCATGGTTCGAACCGCCGATGTGATGATCACACCGCCGTGACTGCTGACATCTCCGAGACGTGCCTGTGGTCCGCTCATGGTTTAAGCCTCAAGGTTAAATTGATCAGATAGCCGATCAGCCCGCCGACAGCGGTGCCGACTCCCAGTGTCAGCCCGATAATTTTCCACATGGTCTCCGTGCCCACCTTTTCACTGACCCGGGTGTGAAGCCGGTCAATCTCCTCGGCATGGCGGTGCAGATCGGAATTGATGCCGCGAACCAGCACCTCGACATTCTCTTTGTCGGATTTCTTTTCGATTTCCCGTTCGATCTTTTCCAGCCGGTCCTGAATTTCACGGCGGTGGTTTTCCAGAATCCCTCGAAATTCCTTACGCCATGTGTCGAAGGTTCTGGCGAGCATCTCTTCGGATGCAGTCAGCCCGGGTTGATTTGAATCACTCATGCAATGTTCCCTTATGTGTTAATCAATACTTGGTTAGTCGATTTGATGATGATGTTGCCAACGACACCATCCATGAAAATGAGGCTTCCCGCCTTGTCGGTTGCGCTGATGCTTTCCGTTCCCGGAGCCGCGTTCATCCTGACCACCTGTCCGGCTTTGTCAGTCAGACGGATCTGTTCAGCGCCTTTGGTGGAGTCGATCAGGATTTCCTGCGTACCGTTAAGTCCCCAGATGTGGACCTTTTCCCGGCCTTTGGTGGTATCGATCAGAATCTTTTGCCAGCGGGAACGGCCCTTGTCGCAGGAGACGATGTGAATCTTTTCCTTGTTCTGCCATGCCTCAAGCAGCACCTGTTGACGGCAGAGGTCGGTGAGCTGGACCCGGGCTTTCGATCCGACGATCTGTGAAGCGATATCCAGCTGGTCGCCTTTTTCAGCATCCTTGGTGCCGCGTCTGAGGGCGTTGCCGATCTGCATTTCCGGTTTGACCTTGGCCTCCATGGTGAGGATCTGACCGGCCCGGTCGATCAGGCGCATCAATTCATCGCCGTCACGGTCATCGGCTAAAATGGTGTGCCCGGTTTCTGTCTTCATCAGAACCCTGAAACGCGGGCAGTAGTATTCCGGATGGCCGTGGTATTTCTGGTGTTCGAGGTTGTCGTGGGGATTGCTCTGGTGCTCCAGCTTATCCTCACAGTCATGACAAAAGGCATTGCCGCAGGTTCGCTTGGATTCCTCAGGCTGTTCCCCGGGATTACTTCCCGCGAGCCAGACTCCGGTCCAGATCGGATATTGAACAATGCCGCCTTCAAACTCGGCCCAGACCGAAGCGCCTTCTTCAGGGACAAGGAACATGCCGCAATCATCATTGCCGCCATAGGGAAAACAGGGAGCTGCCCAGTCCGACCAGTTTTCACGGCCTGTACCCAGCACAGCAGGGATTTCGAGCCGTACTCTTCCGAGCCGTTCCGGGTCATTGTTATCCCGGACAAAGGCCCGGTACTTTCCATACCAGCGGTTGCGATAGCGTTCTTCGGTCTGTTTATCGGAGGTCTCAAGCATGGCTGCTTTCCCTCCGGCGACTGTCATTCCAAGCCTTCCAGCCACCCACACGAACGGCCCAATACATCAGTCGGCGTTTCCATGCAGGAACACCCAGCTTAGTCATCAGGTCGAGAAAGATGCGGTCGGCTTCCGCACGGGTAACGAGTCCAGTGTGATAGAGATAGTCATGCACGACGGCAGCCGGAGAATAGCGTCCCCATGGCGGCACAATTCGCCAGAACAGACGAGGCACGGAGGCAAAGTCCGTTTCAAATCCGGCAGGCACGGTAATGGTGCGGCTGCCAGCGATCCTGACCTTGTAGTCTTTGATCAGACGGGCGCTGCGGCCATTGGGCAGCAGCTCAAATTGTAAAGGTCCGTTCAGCCCGATCCCTGAGCCGACGGTGACGGTTTTCTGGAACTCAGTCATTGCGCCACCTCGCTTTCCCGGTGGTCCGGACATCGAGATGGACCCATGACGGATAAATTCCGATGCCGCCTTGTTGAAAGGCAGCTATGGCTTCCGCCGCCTGAGCCAGGTCTTCGGCTGTCATTCCTTCCGGGCAGGCCACATCGGCCGCCATGCCCAAGGTGTGAAAACTCTGGGTAGCACCGCCAACAGACTCATTGTGCCGGTTACAACGAAAGCCGCTGGTAATGCTCAGTGGCAGATTCAATTGATCGCGCAGAGCCTGAAGCGCCGAAATCAGTTCAGGCTGTATCGGAGCCGAATGCCCGCAGCAGTTGGTTCCTTTGCAGGCAAATTCGGAACGGCTGAAATTTTTACTCAGATCTCCCATGGTTCCTCCTAAGAAACAGCACCGGAATCCGCATCGATGGTCACCATGGCCGGTGGCTCATTCTGCGGGGTTGCCGGTGCTTCTTTATCGTTTGGTTTTCCCTTGGTCTGGGCGGACTTGTCTCCGGCTCCTTTGCCAAGGGCGTTCTTTTTAAGTTTGATTTCACAGGAATAACCGGATGAGCCGATGCTGTGGCGAACCGAGTGGCAGTAGTAAATGCCGGAAAACTTCCGGCCCACACCTTTCACCTCGAGGTTCTTTTTGGCAAGGAGAGACGGAATGCCTATGGTGACGGCAGTGGCTTCCACCTGTTTGAGTTCGGCCTCCCGGAATTTGCCTTCGGCTGTATCCTGAGCAGGCTCCTGTGACGGTTCTTCATGGAAGGCTTCGGAACGTTCATAAGCGGGAACGACCTGACCAGTCTCCTGTTCTTTGAAGTTGCCTTCACCCGTGTTGCCATCCACCAGATAAGTCTGCTTGCCCAGCGAGGTCCGTTCGGGAGTCGTGTCGTTGTTGGCTTTGTGCTCCACCACATCCTTTTTGCGGGGATCTACACCGACTGATTTGGTTTCGACACCGGCACCTTTGGCTCCCTGTGATTGGGTCGATGGCCTGAAAGAGCGCAGAACGCCTTTTCGGTCGGTGAAATATTCCAACGTCAAAAGCGGAGCCTGTTCCAGCTCCCGTGGGTGGAAATGGAGCTCATCATCCTGAATGAAAAAGGAGTAGCCACTGACACCCTGACCATCCCGGTCACGGGCTTTGGTTGCCAGCTCCTTGAGGAAGACGGCGTCGGACTGATTGCTCTGGGTTACGCGAAGATGATGGCCTTTGGTGGCCGTCACGACCGGCTTGAGGCTATTAGCCGAAGCGATCTGCTCGGCAATTTCGGAATAGAGAATGCCCGGCGCGGGTTTCTGCCAGACCTTCTGGTTTTCTTTTCCGGCCAGCTTGAAGCCTTTGTCATAGGCTTTGATCCGGATGGTGGGGTCGCCGTTTTCAGGGAAATCGTAATCAATATCCTTGATGACAGCCTTTTTGCGGGGCGAGAGATTGCCCACATAACCGAACCGGGCAATGATCTCGTTGCCTTCCTGAAAAAGTGGATCGTCCACGAACTGCAGGTTGCGGTTGGTAATGGACAGCTCGAGAACATCCAGTTCCTCTTCATTGTCGGTAAAAACAAATGAAGTGATCTCCTGAGTGATATCCTTGGAGAGCGATTTGCCCTCTATCTGAATCAGAAATGTCGGTTTGAATGTATCGATTTCCATGCACGTCTCCGGCTGTTCGCAGTTCACTGCTTACATACCGGAAGCGCCGATGGAGTGTCGGAGCTCAGTCGAGAATGTGCATGCTGACGTGGTCCATGGAAGGGATGCGAAGCACCGTGCCCGGCATCAGTTCAAGGGGAAAGAAAATGTCGTTGTAGTCACAGATGATCCACCAGAGCTTTGCCTCTCCCAGATACCTGTGGGCCAGAAGATCCAGCCGGTCACCGTCGGTCACGGTATGAAAGCGGTCATCGAATCGCGGTGATGTATCCATCGGAAACCGCATGCCAAGGGAATCACCATCACTGTCTCTATACCGGAGACACTTTGCGTATCTGGAATCCTTGTCGATCATGAGCGTACCTCCGACCAGTTGACTGATTGATCGACGTATTCTTCGAGGGATATATCCACCTCGGCCCGCTGTGGAGCGAGATTGGTCTGGTCGAAAAGGCCGAAAAAGCGGGCCTTCACCTGTCTGACAATGCAGGTAACGCCCGGATAAAGATCACCGAAAATGAGAATAACCCGGTGCGGCGCGTTTTTGAGCATGCTGCCAGCGTGCTCCGGATATTGCAGAGACCGCAGCCAGTCGACCTTTTGTTTGACCGGTCCTTTGAACAATTCGATCTTGAACACGATCCGGCGTGGTTCACCGGCCACATACTGATAACGAGGATGGCTCATGCCGGGAATCTTGATGGCGGCATAGCTGGTCGATTTTTCATCGCTGATGTTGTTGGGATTGTATTGGAATTCCAGTCGATCGCCGGTGTCGGCATCGACCAGATATCCCTTTATCGGTTGCCGGTCCCAAGCCATCATTCGACCTCGTGGATTTCAACGATCGTCTTGCCGATCTCTCTGGCATGAGACAGCTCCTGCTGCATCCCTTTGGAGATGCCGTTTCCGGTAAACGCCCAGATTTCAGAGCAGGTCTCCATGTAAGCGAGTCCGCAGCCGATACCGGCGGAACGCTCTTGCGGATCGTGGTCATCGACAAAACGGGGATACAACAGGTGTGGCGCGAATGGCGCATAGCCTTGATCCATGGCCATGCGGCACAGCTTTTTGGCCACTTCAACGTTTCTTTCAATGTCCCCGGCAAAGGGGCTGCAAATAAACACTCTTTTCATCGGTTGCCTCACAGGGTTTCATAGTTTCTGATTTTTCGCTCCCGGAGGTCCTTGTAGACCGCCTCGGCCACCTGACGTCCATCGATATGCGTGGCCACGGAAACCTCCACGGGTCGTTCCGAAAGCGCATCGAGCTTGTTCAACAGTGCCTCCAGAAGGCTGGCCACATCGGGGCCTTCCTGTTGACCCGCTGCCGATGAGACAAACGGACTTGTTCTTGCCGCTGCCAGCTTTTCAGGCGGATGCAGTTCCGGCTGCATTACCGAAGCGGCATTGACCTCCTGCAACATGCCGGTCCCGACCGTATCCACGGAAGCTCTGACATCAGCCGGAATACTCAACGCGGGAATCATCCCCACCGAGGGGGCGATCTGCCCGGCAATGGTCACTGGCGGAACCGAGGGAGCCGCAATGGCGTCCGGGAACTGATAAGACTTACTTACCGGAATTTTCGGTGTAACGTCGGCTGCTCCGGCTGGCCCTGCATTCACGACCGGCATTGCGGAAGCCATGACCGGCGAAAGCATCAGCACGGCGGAGAACACCGTCGGGATGAGCTTTTTATCGAGACTCGGAATCAGAGCGAATCGACCGGCGCTTTGCTGCACAACAGCAGGTTTAGCGGAAGCGGTCTGCAATTTGGGGGCAGCTTTGGCTTCAGGTGCCGATGAAGAGGAAAACAAGGACTTGATACCGGTCCAAGCACCACTGAGCAGTCCGGAGGCTTTCTGTTTCACCGACTGAATGACACCACCCACACCGGACTTAACCTGGCTCCAGAGGGCTGTTCCTTTTTCAGCTACCGCAGAGATCCCCGAGCCAATGATGTTTTTCAGCCCGCTGAAAGTGGAGGTGAACGTCTGTTTAACCGCCGTCGCACCGGCAGTCAGTTTATTCCAAACGCCACCCCACGAATCCGGCAAAGACAGTTCCGGGATGAGATTACTTAACGCGCCTTTGATCAGCCCACCGGCTTTGGAGACCATCGCTCCGGCACCGTCAACCAGTGATCCCCAGAGATTGCCCGCCGTTCTGAAGGGAGCAGCAAGCAGATTCATCGCGGTCTGGCCCGCTGATTTGAGCCCGTTCCAAACACCAGACAGTGCAGACAGAACTCCACGAGCAGCGAAGGAGAACACTTTTGCAGGCAATGCCAGCGTGGAAAGCATTCCATCCGCCAGTGTTTTCAGCAGAGCTTGACCTGACGCAGTCAGCGTCGATAGCGGACCTTCCTTGGCATCGGAGAACGGCAACAGGCTTCGCAGCTTGCCGAGCGCGTTCTTCAGCATACGGAATGGATAGGTAACCGCTGACCATATACCTTCACCCAGCGTGACCAGCATCTTTTTCCCGGCTTCGAAAAAGGTCATGTCGCCCGAGAAGAAGCTTCTCACAGTTGCAAACAGGTTCCGCAATGTGCTGACGAGCGGCAGGTTCATGAACACGCTGACGATACGTTCACCGGCGGCCACAAAGAACCGAACCATCCCGTCAAAAACCGAGGTAATGAAGTTCCAGATTCCGCTGATGACATCGCGTGCCCACCTGAACGGGGTTGCCAGAAAATCAAAGACCGCTCCGCCAATGGCCTTCAAACCATCCAGCAGGGAGACATCTCCGGTCAGTATCTGCCAGACGGAATAGATAATCTTCCCGGCGGCCACAAACGCCTGCGCAATCAGCCGGACCGGAAGCAGAAATTTGTAGATGAACTTGGTGGCATAGATCAGTGAGCCGACGATCACCTTGCCGACCCAGACGACGCTTCTCACCACAATGGCGAGCGCTTTGACAACCATCGTGATATTCCAGACCACGATGCGGAGTGCATAGGCCAAGCCCTGCAGCAGAACACCGGCAACCGTTCCGACCACGGAACCAAACTTTCGCCACGCCGATCCATCCACTGAATTGGCCGAGACACCAAATATTTCCACCACCGAGAAGATGGCTTTGTAAAGGGTGGCATAGGCAGAAACCATCCCCTTTACGGCTGGTTCGAGAATTGCCCGGATTCGACCGAAAGCGTGTGAGAAGGCTTCCCACAGCCCGGAGAGGTATTCCCGCACCCGGTAATAGACTTTGAAGACAGTCACGACAAAACCGAGGAGCCCGGCTGACTTGAGCCGGTTGGCAAGCTCGGCCGACATCTGACCGGTGGAGCCGCTCAAAGAAGAGATGAGCGTCTTCACGCCCTCGAAGACCAGTTTGATCTTGTTCCATGTGCCAAGCACAACATCCCGGATTCCTCCGAAGTTTGTCTCCCATGCCCGTTTCAGCAGATAGACCGCCAGAACCACACCGGCAATAGCGGCTGTAACCGGCAGAAAGTAAGTGGCAATGGCAGAGCCGACACCTGCGGCCGATGCGCTGATGGCAATGAACCCGGCCTTGATCGCCGGAAGCATGAGTCCGACCAGACCAACCGCCGAGGTTACCGCACCAGCAACAACCAGCACGGCTCCAAGCGCCATCGAGAGCGTCAAAATCACCCGGGTGACGCCGGGCATGGATTTGGCCAGTTTCTGCAGGAACAGAATGAAGCGGGAAATGCCGTTCATCACCGGAGTGACGACCGGTAATAGCGTGCGGCCCAATATCTCGGTCAGGTTGGACATCTGCTGCCGGATCAATCCAAACTGGGCTCCGATATCCTGATTCATGGCACTGGCCATCTGATTGGTGACGGCTGTCCCGGTTTTCATGGCTGTGCCGACTGACTTGATATTGCTTTCGAGCGATTCCGTTCCGGCCGCCATCTGCAGGAGGAACTTGACCGCCTCGTCGGAGCCGAAGGCTTTCTTCAGCTTCACCTGAGCGGCTGCCTGCGACAAATCCGGGAACTGCTGTTTGATCTCCTGCAAAATGGGAATGACGCCTTTGAGACGGCCGGTTGTATCGGTGAACGAGAGCCCGAGCTGATCACCAGCCTCGGCCGCTTTCATAATGAATGCCTTGTAGAGCGTTCCGGCTTCTGAGCCCGGCATGGTGGTCTGCAACTGACCGAGGATTGCCAGCTGTTCCTGCAGAGGAATATTGTTTGCGGCAGCAACGGCACCGATGTTTTTGATCGCATCGGCCATCTGGGTTCCGTTGGTCTTGAACGATGCCACGGTTTGGGCCATGGCTCCGGAAAAGGCGGTGGCCCATTCCATGTCGGTCATATCCGCCATGATGGGTTTGAATATGCCGTAAGCCGTGGTGAAGGTTCCGACCATCTCCTGTGTGGTCGCTTTGGTGGCTTTGGCTGTGAGACCGGCCATGTTGGTGAAGACACCGACGGCCTCATCGCTTAGATTAGACAACGCCGACTTCACATCGTAGGTAGCCGTGATGAAAGCCGCCTTGTTGGCTCCCGACCACTGGTTGGTGAAGGATTCGGCGGCATCTTCAATGGCACCGAGGTCCTTGACTCCAAGCGATGCCAATTCCCCGAGGGCTTTCTGAGTGGCAGCGGTAGATGCGACCAAGGCAACAGGTGCGGCCATGAGCGCAAGACCGGCACCAACCATCATGGTGCCTTTCTGGATACGATCCAGATTTCTGGTCATACGTTCACTGGCAGCCGCGACGGTTCCGTCAAGGCTTGTCATCGAACTTTCAATGCGCTGGGCGTTCTGCGAGAACGCATCCTTCATCGATACGACAATGCCCAGTCCAAGGTCGTTATTCATCATCGCTTATCCATTTGCTCCCGTTCAAAATCAATCTGCCGCTCCAAGGCTTCCACAAACTGCTGTCGAAGCCTGAGCGGCAGTGATCGGATTTCCTGATAACTCCAGTGGAGCCCGCCATAGGCGAGAAAAAAGCTGTCGCTTACAAGCGAACTCCTGGAAATAAAAAAGCCGGTTCGGCCTCGAGACGTGTTCTGATCCGGGTACCGCAGCGATCGCAGTCGACTTCGACCGTTGTATCGATACCGGCATCCACCCGAGCCATTTCCTGTCGCATGGCACTGCGGTCGCGCATGGGCATTTCAGCGAGGGATTTCTTGCTGGGTGCCTTTCCGTCAATCTCGATAAGTCGAATCATCATGGCCGAGGAAATGTTCGGCTCGCGCAAGGCGGCGAGACGCTTTTCCTTGTGGCCATCAAGCAGACCGAAACGGACCGCTTTCTTGGAGCCGGGCAGCTTGAATTCAAACTCACGCTCCTCGGTGTAAGGAGTGACTTTGAGATCCTCCAGGTTGACCGTCACATAGTTGGTCATGCGGCACGAGGCATTGTGGCACGTCAGTTCCAGTTCGACCTCGTCTCCGAGGGAAATCTGGCGCAGCTTGACCAATGCAAAAAGGCGGTCGCCCGAGAGCAGGTCGAGAATATCGTTCACCGCTGGCTTGTCATTCTCGCCAAGCCGGACGGTACAGTTCCTGAGCACCTGATTGATCGCCTCTCCATTGCGGATCAGGCGTTGGTTGGTCAGGAGTTCTTCTTCGGCACCGGTCATCTCCTTGATTTCGATCTCGATGCCACTGGGTAATTCGTAGGTATACATTGCTTCACTCCTTGTTTATCAGGTCCAGTACTGGTAGCAGATGGTCAGTTTCTCGATGGTGTTTTCGGTATTGCCGCCTTCGAGCTCGTCGTATTCCAAGGTCTTGATCCATGCGCCATGCAGCGTCCAGCGTCTGGTTTCATTACCGCTGCGGTCATAGCGCACCACATCGATGTCCTTCAGATAATCGGCAGGCAGACCACCGGTCACGGCATTGACATCGACCTGCTTTTTCACCCACTCCCGGGCCGCCTCATCAGAGCCGTCCTGCAGGATTCCTTTTTCGAGGGTGATATCTTCAAACTTCACGCGTCCGGCCACCTTCTGGTCGAACATGGAACCTGCAGGCGCAAAGGCCACTTCCTCGAATTCCGTTTTCGGCTCCTGTCCTTTGTGAAACAGGGCCACGTCAAAGCCGTTTACCTCGATGGCAAACTGCCAGTTCTGGTAAAGACTCTTGGGCATATTTCCACTTCTCATGGTTGTATCTCCTGATTAAATGATTTCACTGAAGTCCGCGCCGGTGCCGGTCAGGATGAAATTCAGTTCGATGAATTCCGCTGTTTTGGTCGGCTTGACGAACACCCGGGCAATCATTTCATTTCGATCGATAACCGCCGGAGTGTTGGTTTCCTCATCACACTGGAAGGCGTAGTCATAGAGGCCGCCTTTCTCCTTGATGTCCTGCAGAAAGGGATTGATCAGACGACCAAGAGCCCGCCATGTCTGCGGATTGTTCGGTTCGAACACCACAAAACGGGATGACTCGGAAATGGCTTCCTCCATGTACATCATCAGACGACGGACATTGATTCGGTCCACCGCTGAAGGCTGACTCTGGAGCGTTTTCTGGCCCCAGATGTTGATGCCGGTGTCCGGGAAAACAGCAATGACATTGACCCCTTCGGGATAGAGCACATCGCGTTCGCCACGGCTGGTCTTGTAGGCGACCGATACCGCGTTGAAGATGCGGCCACGATCGATTCCAGCCGGAGCCCACCAGACGTAGGTCTTCTGGTCGCTTCGGGCACAGCACCCGGCTACAGCGCCACAGGGAGGGATGTATTTCTTGCGGGCGGTGATGGGATCGCTGATCTCCAGCCACGGGTAATAGAGAGCCGCGTAAGACGAGTTGAAGGCCGCGTGTGTGTAGGTTCCCTGACCCTTCCTGAAGTCAACGACCTCCAGCGGTTCAAGCATGAACGGTGTGTCGGCGATGAAGAGCAGATCCTTTCGGTTTTCCGCATAGGTGATCCCGGCATTGATGACCGGAACGGTTGTGACGCCGGGAACCATGAGAAGATTCAGGGCGTCGATTTCATCGAAGGCATAGAGTCCGGTATGCTGAGACGGATCGCCGATGTAATCCGAATCGGTCACACCGGTGAGGCCATTGTCACCACCAATAAGCTGATAGGTGCCTGCAACGGGCCTGTCTTCAGCAGTTCCGGTACTCGGGGAGAGGTCACTGACAGTGATGTAATCGGAAACCTCATTGATCATGAGCTCCACATGATTGGCCGACATCTCATCCATGGAGAGGTCTTTGAACACCTCGACGATATTGTCCTTGTATTTGACAATGAGATTGAAGGCATTGGCCGGGTCCAGTGAACCGTCCTCGATCGTCACGGAAATACGGTCGCCCCATGTTCCGGGGTTGGCCGCATTGACCTGAAGCGCTGGTGCCGGTGTCGCATTGCGATCGGCAATGGTCATGGTTGAGTTCAACGCCGTCAGCGTGCTCTTGTCGGTGATATCGGTGTAGTGGGCAACGCGGCAGACATAGAGAATCGAACCGCCATTGTCGAAAAAGGCTCTGGCCGCATAAGCCAGGTATCCTTCATTGATATAGGAGCCGAATTTATTGATGAACTGCTCCCAGCTCGTTACCAGCACCGGTTTGTTAACCGGGCCTTTTTCGGTGATACCCACCATGGCAGCAGCCGAGGTGGAGATCTGCTTTACATAAAAACTGAAGTCTGTTTCCCGGGTGTAAATGCCGGGCGATAGATAGGCAGGCATCGTTATTTCCTCCGTTTCGTGGTTTTGGGTTCGGTGGTTTCAGCCGTCTCATCTGAAACGGAGGGCTTTTTTTCTTCCGGTTTTGAAAGGCCCACCAAGCCGCGTTTTTCAGCAAGCGTGATTTCTGGTGAGATATCCTTTTGCGGAATCGAGGTGCGCTCACGCGGGCCGAGATGCAATGTTCTGTCTCCGGCCAGATTGAAGGTGAGCGGTTGAAACTGAAGGTTTCTGATTTCAATCACTGTTCATCTCCTTTGGGTTCAT